TACAAAAGATGTTGCACGCTAAGAAAGAACGGGTAGTGATCGAGCAAGATGCACAAGATCAAGAATAACGAGCTCGGATACCTCGGCAATCCAAATGTAAAGCGAGATGGCGTTGAGCAACAGTGGACAGCAGATGAAGTGAGGGAATACGCAAAGTGTATGAAAGACCCTTCATACTTTGCGGAGACTTACATTAAGATCGTATCGCTCGATAAAGGATTGGTTCCGTTTAACCTTTACCCTTATCAGAGAGAGATGTTTGATCACTTCAACGATAATAGGTTTTCTATCGTCCTTGCTTGTAGACAGTCGGGTAAATCTATTTCTTCAGTGGTTTATTTGCTTTGGTTTGCGATATTCCACCCCGAAAAGACCATCGCTATATTGGCGAACAAAGGCGCCACTGCTAGGGAAATGCTTACTAGGATTACTTTGGCGCTGGAAAACTTACCATTCTTCTTACAACCTGGATGTAAAACGTTAAACAAAGGTTCAATTGAGTTTTCCAATAATAGTCGTATTATCGCTGCCGCTACTTCTGGATCCTCCATCCGTGGTATGTCTGTCAACCTCCTATTCTTGGACGAGTTCGCATTCGTCGAAAACGCAGGAGAGTTTTACACTTCCACTTATCCAGTGGTGTCATCAGGTAAGACATCGCGAGTAATCATTACTTCTACTGCTAATGGTATCGGTAACATTTATCATAAGCTGTGGGAAGGAGCCGTCCAAGGAACGAACGAATATAAATCTTTCAGGGTTGATTGGTGGGACGTTCCTGGGCGAGACGAAGAATGGAAGCGACAAACGGTTTCTAATACGTCAGAGTTACAGTTTGACCAAGAATTTGGTAACACATTCATGGGTAACGGTAATACTCTGATTGCTGGAGATAAGTTGTTACAGCTTAAATCTTCTAACCCTTTATACCGACAAGATGGAGTTTCGGTATACCATAAACCAGTAGAAGACCACGAATACATTATGACTGTAGACGTGGCTAAAGGTCGAGGACAAGACTATTCTACATTTAACATAATTGACATAACGGAAAGACCCTTTAAACAGGTTGCGGTGTATCGTAACAATATGATCTCGCCGTTACTCTTTCCCGATATAATATATAAATATGCTAACACTTTTAATAAGGCATATGTTGTTATTGAATCGAACGATCAGGGTGCTGTCGTAGCAAATGGTCTCTATTACGAGCTAGAGTACGAAAACACTCACGTCGAATCTATGGTTAAAGCTGGCGCAATCGGTGTTATGATGAACCGAAAGATTAAGCGTATTGGTTGCTCTAACCTTAAAGACCTTATAGAACAGAATAAGATTGAGGTGCTCGATTCGGATACGATCGTAGAATTATCTACATTCGTAGCAAGGGGCTCGTCTTACGAAGCTTCTGATAACAATCACGATGACTTGGTTATGAACCTAGTGATGTTTTCTTGGTTCGCAACGACTCCGTTCTTCTCCGAGATGACGGACATCGACTTAAAAGAATTAATGTACAGGGAGCAAATATCCGCTATCGAGAATGATCTAGTCCCCTTCGGTATAATCAACGATGGAACCGAGAAAGAGTACGAAGTTGATGGCGACGGTAACGTCTGGGAAACTACCCTAAATACTGGAGTTTTCTAAATTACTAAATAATGGTAGTGAATATAAATTACCTTGTAATGTGTCTTGTAAATTCAAATGAGGAATAACAAATGGCTTTTCTAGTATCCCCTGGAGTTCAGGTCAAAGAAATCGACCTAACCAATGTTGTTCCAGCCGTATCTACCTCTATCGGTGCTATTGCTGGTTCATTCAAATGGGGTCCAGTAGAACAAGTTGTTCAAGTTACAAGCGAAAAAGATTTGGTTGCTAAATTCGGATCACCTGATTCCGCTACCGCTCCGTTCTTCTTTAACGCTGCTCAGTTTTTGTCTTATGGCAACGACTTGCGTGTAGCTCGTATCAATACGTCTGGACTCAAAAACGCAACATCCGCAACTGACGCAGTATCTTCAGTAGAAGTAACTAGCGCTGGTTCGGCTTACACTAGCTTACCAACTGTGTCTTTCACAGGCGGTGGCGGTACTGACGCAGCTGCGACAGCTACTCTTAAAGTAGTTGACGCATCAATCGACGCTGCTGGTGCTGACTACTCGGTAGGCGATATTCTCGTACTCAACATCGGCGCTGGTCGCGAAGCTTCTCTTCGCATCACTTCTGTCGGTACTGGTGGTTCCGTATCTGGAATCGAAGTTGTAGATGGCGGTTCTTATGGCGCTATCTCTGCTGGTCTCACTGGTGTCCTACTTGAAGTTGGCGCAGGTACTGGTCTGTCCGTGGATATCGACCTTGGCGTAGAAAGTGTTACAGTAACCAATGGCGGTTCTGGCTATACTTCTGCTCCTACTGTATCAATCACTGGCTCTGCCACTGGTACAGCTACCGTTGCTTCCGCTGGTTTGCTTGTTAAGAACGAAGATCACTACGAGTCTCTGGTTTTGGCTGGTGCAGGTGCTTGGATTGCACGCTGTCCTGGTGAAGTCGGTAACTCTATTGAGGTTATCGTTGCTAACTCAACTTCATTCTCTCACACTTCTTTCGAAGACTTCGCTGGTTTGTTCGACACTGCACCTGATGCGGGCGAAATTCACATCGTTGTTCTCGACACTAACGGCAGCTTCACTGGTACGGCTAACACTGTACTAGAAACGTTCGCATACCTTTCTACTGTTGAAGGCGCTAAGAAAGAAGATGGTACCAATAACTACTATCCGGAAGTTATTAACGGTACTTCAAACTACTTGTGGTTTGGTGAAGAAGACTCGGAAGTTGCTACAAGCGCTGTTGCTAAATCCTATACCCTTGCTGGTGGTGCTAACACTATCGCCGACAGCAATGATACTGGAGCTGGTTACGATATCTTTAACGACGCTGATACTCTGGACGTAAACCTGATTATCGGTTCTTCACTTGCTTCTGCTGATGCGCAGGCAGTAATTGAAGTTGCTGAAAGTCGTAAAGATGCTGTGGCATTTGTTTCTCCTCCAATCTCTGCTCGTGACGTAGACTCTGTTAAAGAGTGGGCTGATGCGATCAACTCATCTTCTTATGGTGTGTTTGATTCAGGCGCTATCTACGTTTACGACAAGTACAACGACACATATCGTTGGATCTCATCAGCAGGTACGATTGCTGGTCTGTGTGCTAACACAGATAACGTTGCAGACGCTTGGTTCTCGCCAGCTGGTCTGAACCGTGGTCAGCTTCGTGGTGTTGTTAAACTCGCTTGGAATCCTAAGCAAGCTGAGCGTGATACGCTTTACAAAGCTCGTGTCAACCCTCTTGTTTCGTTCCCAGGAGAAGGTACTGTTCTGTTCGGTGACAAGACCGCACTTGCCAAACCTTCTGCGTTTGACCGCATTAACGTTCGTCGCCTGTTTATCGTTCTCGAAAAAGCAATTGCGAAATCTTCTCGCTTCTCGCTCTTCGAATATAACGACGAGTTCACCCGTGCGCAGTTCCGCAATCTGGTAGAACCCTTCCTTCGTGACGTACAGGGTCGTCGTGGTATCACTGACTTCTTGGTTGTTTGTGACGAGACTAACAACACTGGTCAGGTAATCGATACTAACCGTTTCGTAGCCGATATCTACATCAAGCCTGCACGCTCGATTAACTTCATCACATTGAATTTCATTGCCACTCGTACTGGCGTTGAGTTCTCAGAAATCGTTGGGGGTTAATAACAATGGCACTACGAATTGACGACTTTAAAGGTAAGCTGACAGGTGGTGGCGCTCGTGCTAACCTCTTCAAAGCTACTGTAAACTTTGGTCCAGTAGGTGGTCCAGTAGAATTGGCATCGTTTATGTGTAAAGCAGCTCAGCTGCCAGCATCAATCATTGCTCCAATTACTATTCCGTTCCGTGGACGTCAGCTTCAAATTGCTGGCGACCGCACGTTCGAACCTTGGACTATTACTATCATCAACGACACGAACTTCTCTATTCGTGATCCGATGGAGCGTTGGATGAACACCATCAACGGGCATACTTCGAACGACGGTCTAACTAACCCGATTTCTTATATGGCTGACCTTGCTGTTGAGCAGCTTGATAAAGATGGTTCTGCGGTTAAGAAATACGATTTCCGTGGTTGTTTCCCAACTAACGTATCGGCAATCGAAGTTTCTTACGATAGCGAAAACACTATCGAAGAGTTCACCGTTGAGATGCAAGTACAATACTGGGAATCTAATACCACTTCATAAGCGGTATAAATAATCTTAGTATTAGTTAACTGAATGGCTTGGGGGGGATTCGTCCCCTCCTAGCTATATCTTCAATAGCAGGTGAAAAATGGCTGAATTATTTGGGTTTGAGATAAAACGAAAGGACGATTCTAAAGAAAACGAAAGGAAGCGTTCTTTTGTAGCACCGATGGAAGACGACGGTGCTGGCGTTATTAAAGCTGGTGGACATTTTGGTCAATACCTTGACATGTCTGGCGGACAAGCCAAAAACGAAAACGAGCTTATCAAAAAGTATCGTGAGGTTGCTCAACATCCAGAAGTCGACGCTGCTATCGAAGATATAGTTAATGAGTCTATTGTAATTGATGATGATGGTACTGCCCTCGAATTGGCGCTTGATCGGTTAGATCAACCAGACCGTATCAAGAAGATGATTCGAGAAGAGTTTGATAATATTCTATCTCTCTTAAACTTTAAGAATAATGCGCACGACCTATTCCGACGTTGGTACGTGGACGGGCGGTTATACTTCCATATTGTAATTGACGAGAAGTCACCCAAGAAAGGTATTCTAGAGTTGCGTCCAATCGACCCAACAAGAATCCGTAAAGTAAAAGAAGTGTTTGAAGAAAAGGATCCTAAGACTGGCGCAGCTATAGTCAAGGGGATCGAAGAGTATTACATTTATCAAGATTCTGGGTTGAACAAATCTGGTCAAGGTTTGAAGATCTCAAAAGACTCTATTATCTATGTTCCTTCTGGGCTACTATCGCCGCAAAAGGATCGTGTAGTTTCTTACTTAGATAAGGCTATGAAGCCAGCCAATCAACTTCGTATGATGGAAGATGCGTTGGTGATTTATCGTATGTCTCGTGCGCCAGAGCGTCGAGTTTTCTATATTGACGTTGGTAACCTGCCGAAAGGTAAGGCTGAAGAATACCTTCGTTCTATTATGAACAACTATCGTAACAAAATGGTTTACGATGCTCAGTCGGGCGAAGTCTCAGACGATCGTTCGCATATGTCGATGCTAGAAGACTTCTGGTTACCTCGTCGAGAGGGTGGTCGTGGAACTGAGATCACTACCCTTCCTGGCGGTGAGAACCTTGGTCAGATTGACGACATTATGTACTTCCAGAAGAAGTTGTATAAGGCGCTGAACGTTCCGTTAAATCGTTTAGAGCAAGAAGCGCAATTCAGCTTGGGTCGTACATCAGAGATTACTCGAGACGAAGTTAAGTTTGCACGCTTCGTTTCTAAACTGCGTAACAAGTTCTCGGACATGTTCTATCAGGCGCTAAAGGTCCAGTTGATCTTAAAGGGTATCGCTACTCGTGATGATTGGCATTGGATGCGTTCTGATATCAATGTAGACTATCAGCAGGAATCTTACTTTGCTGAATTGAAAGAAGCCGAGATTCTTCGCGAACGAGTGAATACGTTACGTGAGCTTGACGAATATGTGGGTAAATACTACTCTGTTGAGTATGTTCGTCGAAATATCTTGATGCAGTCTGACGAAGAGATGGAAGAAATCGACAAGCAGATTGAAGACGAGAAAGGTACTTACGGAGACGACGAAGACGTCGACTTCTAAAAACCACTTTAGTATAAATAAGTGTATAAAAGGTGATTATTATGAGCAATGTTACTGATTTAATTTCAGCCCTTCAAACGGGCGACGATGAAGCGACGAAAGCAACCTTTGATGCTGTGATGGCAACGAAGGTTTCCGCAGCACTGGACAGTAAGCGGATCGACGTTGCTGCCTCGATTTATAACGCAACTACAGGTGAGGACGATGTTGACATTCAAGCAACTGATGACGAATCTCTCGGAAGCGAAGACTAAAGTCCCTTCTGGAGAGAAAAAGGTCAAAGAGTTTACCGTTGGTAAATCAAAGGTCGATGCCTTGATTACCAAGAAAGGCTCCAAGTTTATGGTCTACATCGACGGCACCAAGTTAGACGAATATAAGTCGGAAAAAGAAGCAGAAGCTTCTGCCAAAGAATTCGCCGACCTAATGGGTAAGTAAGATGAAGCTAATAACAGAACACAATGAAGATATAAATCTAAGCTATATTACCGAAGCCACCGAAAAGGGCGAAAAGAAGGTATATATAGAAGGTATCTTTATGCAGGGCGATAAGAAAAACCGCAATGGTCGTGTTTACCCCATGTCGGTTTTGGGTCCTGCAGTAGAAAAATATGTAAACGAACAAGTTAAGAAAGGTCGTGCAGTTGGGGAACTAAACCACCCAGATGGTCCAACTGTAAACCTAGATAAAGTTTCGCATCGCATTACCGACCTTCGTATTGAAGGCTCTAATGTGATCGGGAAGGCGTTGATACTGGATACTCCTATGGGTAAGATCGTAAAGGGTCTTGTCGATGGCGGATGTCAGTTAGGCGTCTCAAGTCGTGGTATGGGTAGTCTTGAGCGTCGCGAAGGTGCGATGTACGTTAAGGAAGATTTTATGCTTTCTACTGTCGACATCGTACAAGACCCCAGCGCACCAGAAGCCTTTGTAAATGGCATCATGGAAGGTGTGGATTGGGTTTGGGATAACGGTATTCTCAAAGCGCAAGAAATTGAAAAGTATGAGACTGAGATCAAAAGAGCATCTAAAGCGGACTTGGCTGAAGCCCAGATCCGTGTGTTCCAAGATTTCCTCTCGAAACTTTAACACTTTGTAAGGAGTGAACATGTCTGAAGAAATTCAAGATCAAGAAGTTGATCTCATTGAAGACATCAATGAAGAGCAATTGGAAACAGTTGCTGAAGACGTTGAAGTTGACGAGGAACTCTCCGAAGCTGCTAAGAAAAAGGCTGAAGAAAAAGAAGCCGAAGTCGAAGTAGACGACGAAGAGGGCGAAGTCGAGGACGACGATGATGACGAAGAAGATGACGAAGACGACGAAGACGGGGATGAGGACGAAGAGCCTGCCGAGTCTAAGAAGAAAACTGAGTCTAAGAAGATGGCTAAAGAATCAGCAGAAGTGCCTACTACTAAAGCTGGTATGATGAAAGCTATGTTCGACACTTTGTCTGAAATGAGCAAAGACGACTTGACGACAGCCTACACTAAGGTTATGTCTGAAGAAGTAGTAGTTGAAGAAGAAGCTGTTGCTGAATCTGTTGAGCCAGAAGTTAAGTTTAACTTTGAAGAAGACTTGGATGCCCTTGTCTCTGAAGAAGCTGACCTGACTGAAGGTTTCAAAGACAAAGCTGCCGTTATCTTTGAAGCTGCTGTTAAATCTAAACTTTCTGCCGAAATCGAAAAACTGGAAGAGAGCTACGAAGAGAAGCTTGCTCAGCAAGTAGAAACCGTACATAGCGATCTTGTAGAAAAAGTAGACGGATACTTAAACTACGTGGTTGAGAACTGGATGGAGCAAAACGAAGTTGCGATTAATAATGGTCTACGTGCCAGCATCGCTGAAAACTTCATCAACCAGCTTCAAACTGTTTTCGTTGAAAACTACATCGAAGTACCAGAAACTAAGGTTGACTTGGTAGACGAACTTGCTGCTGCTAACGAAGAGCTTGAGGAAAACCTCAACAAAGCTATCGGCGAGAACATCGAGTTAACTGAAAAAGTCGCTAACTTTGCTCGCGAAGATATTATTCGTGAAGCAACTGTTGGTATGGCAGAAACCGAAGTTGAAAAGTTACGTTCCTTGACTGAGAACCTAGACTTTGACGATATTGAAACCTTTACTGATAAGGTACAAACCGTCAAAGAGTCTTACTTTAAAGTTAAAAACGCTGACATCCAAGAAGAACTTCAAGAGGGTACCAAAGAGCAGATTCATAGCCCATCTATGGCTGCGTACCTGAAAGCCCTAAAATCTAAGTAATTTCCATTAGGAGAATCAAAAATGTTTGGTAACGAAAAATTAAACGAAAAGTGGACTCCGGTCCTCGAAGCTGAAGGTGCGGCTCCTATTGCTGACGCTCACCGTAAAGCTGTAACTGCTCAGTTACTCGAAAACACTGAGAAAGCCCTTCAAGAAGAGCGTGCTCAGCAGTCTTTCATGACTGAAACAACTAACGTAGCTGGCGGCGCTGTTGGCTTCGACCCTGTGTTGATCAGCCTCGTGCGTCGTGCTATGCCTAACCTAATGGCATACGACATCGCTGGCGTTCAGCCTATGACTCAGCCTACTGGTCTGATCTTCGCAATGAAATCTCATTACGATACTCAGTCTGGCGGCGAAGCTCTATTCGGCGAAGCTAACACTGGCTTCTCTGGCGTTGCTTCTACTGGCACTTCTGCTCACGGCGGTAACAGCTCATCTCTTGACGCTGACTTCGCTGACGGCAACACCGACGGTGACGTTGATGTTGACGCTGCATTCGGTGTTGGTCGTGGTATGGGTACTGCTGCTGGCGAACAGCTCGGCATGGGCGGTAACAACTTCCAGGAAATGGCGTTCTCAATCGAGCGTACTAGCGTAACTGCTAAGACTCGTGCGTTGAAAGCTGAGTACACCATGGAATTGGCTCAAGACCTGAAAAACGTTCACGGTCTGGACGCTGAAACTGAGTTGGCTAACATCCTGTCTGCAGAGATCTTGGCTGAAATCAACCGTGAAGTGGTTCGTACTGTAAACCAGAAAGCTAAACTTGCTGCTGCTGGCGCAGGTACTGGCGCTAAAGCTGGTCTATTCGATCTTGACGCTGACACCGATGGTCGTTGGTCTGTTGAGAAGTACAAGGCTCTGATCATGAAGATCGAACTTGAAGCTAACGCAATTGCTAAAGACACTCGTCGTGGCAAGGGTAACTTCATCATCTGTTCTTCTGACGTTGCTTCTGCTTTGGCAGCTGCTGGTCTTCTGGACTACACTCCCGCTTTGGCTACCAACTTGAACGTTGATGACACTGGCAACACTTTCGCTGGTGTATTGAACGGTCGCATGAAGGTCTACATCGATCCTTATGCAACTATCAACTACGTGACTGTTGGTTACCGTGGTGCTAACCCTTACGACGCTGGTATGTTCTACTGCCCATACGTTCCATTGACTATGGTTAAAGCAGTTGGCGAGCAGACTTTCCAGCCTAAGATTGGCTTCAAGACTCGTTACGGCATGGTTGCAAACCCATTTGCGGGTGGCGCTGGCGCTTCTGAGCTTGGTACTGATCGTGCTAACCAGTACTTCCGTATCTTCGGTGTGAAGAACGTAATGGCTGCTGCATAAGACTTATAATAATAACTCTATAGTTAGTTAAGTCTTTGGGGGATCTTCGGATCCCCCTTTTTTTCGCCCTTTACTTTTCGTATAAATAAAGGTATAATAACGAAGCGAGTATTATCATGAACCCAGATAACATTAACTACATAGACCCAACTTCGTATCGGTTGATGATTGAACGATTGCCCAACGTACAGTTCTTCTGTAGAGGGGTAACGATTCCGGATATCACCGTACAAGAATCAGAAACAGGGTTTCGGTATACTAACGTCCCGTTGCTCGGAGATAAGATTTCCTTTTCTGGTCTAACTATAAGTATCATGATAGACGAGGACATGGAAGGTTATATCGAGGTCTATAATTGGATGAGGGACTGTGTAACTAACGGAACCCAACTTTCGGAATATATGTCGGATGTCTCGGTTGTTATAACTACTTCCCATAACAACAAGGCGAAGACGTTTAGGTTTCATAACGCATTCCCGACTTCTATAGGTAGCCTCCAGTTTTCCTCTGCTGAAACTGGTACTAACTACCTTACTGCTGATGTTACAATGAGGTTCACTGACATCACTATTGAGTAACACTATGGAGACATTATGTATAAAATTGAAAAGATCCTTGAAGAATGGAAACAAGAAACTGAGATCGATCAGCTAAAACTTGATGAGAGCTCTCGTAATACGGCGAAGCTACATGCCAAATACCTCGAGATGCTAACCAAGTCTAAGTTAGAAAGGCGTTACTTCGAGACGCAGCTCGAAATGATGCAATCTAAGAAGTATAGATACTATATGGGTCGCATGTCAGTGGACGAGGTTAATCGCCTTGGCTGGAACCCCGACCCAACCGACGGGATCAAAATCCTGAAGGGTGAAGTAGAGCATTACTTTAAAGAAGACCAAGACCTCCAAGAGCTATCGGCTAAGATAGATTTGGTTACAGAGATAATCGCTACTCTCACTGAAATTATGGACACTTTGAAATGGCGACACCAAACCATCCGTAATATCATCGAGTGGCATAAGTTTACCAGCGGTGTATGATGTCAGAGATACTTTCTGTTAAGAAGAAGAACCACGCCTTCCTAGAAATCAATACAGACCCAGCAATCGAAGCCGAACTATCGGACTTCTTTTGCTTCTTTGTGCCAGGATATAAGTTTATGCCTGCGTACAAGAATAAGATATGGGATGGTAAGATTAGGTTATACGATGCTAGGAGCAAAGAACTACCGATTGGACTTTATCCGTACCTATCGGAGTTTGTGGCTGTTAGGGACTACGACCTACAGGTAGAGCATAACCCATACTATGGGCGACCAGACTCAACCGAACCTTTAGACTATAATTGGTTTCGTGAGTTTATAGATTCGCTAAACCTTACTGCTTCAGATAAGAAAATCGAGCCACGGGATTATCAGCTAACCGCTATAGAACATGCTCTCGAAACTAAGCGATCCCTCCTATTGTCCCCAACCGCTTCGGGCAAATCCCTTATCATCTACTGCGCCATGCGGTATTACCTAGAGAAAAGGGATAAGAACGTTCTAATCGTTGTACCAACTACCTCTCTCGTGGAGCAAATGGCTTCTGACTTTGCGGATTATTCTAAATGGGATGAGAACTTTGATGCCGAAGCTGAGATTCATAAGATCTATGGCGGAAAAGAGAAATACCCTAGTCACAATCCTCGTATAGTGATTACCACATGGCAGTCTATTTACAAGCTGGGCGTTGAATGGTTTAAAGACTTCGGTATGGTTATTGGCGACGAAGCTCACAACTTCAAAGCCAAATCCCTTGGCGCAATTATGTCTAAGCTGAAAGAGGCTGAGTTTCGTATCGGAGCTACAGGTACTCTAGACGGAACTCAAACCCACAGGCTCGTACTAGAAGGGCACTTCGGTTCTGTATTCAAAGTTACTTCAACCAAAGACCTAATTGACTCTGGCGCTCTCGCCGACCTAGACATTAAGGTTCTTCTATTGAAGTACGATGACGTTACTTGTCAACAGCTAAAGAAAGCCAAGTATCAAGAAGAAGTAGACTTCATCGTTCGTCACGAAAAGCGAAACAAGTTTATTACAAACCTTGCGGTTGATCAAGAGGGTAATACCCTAGTCCTATTCAATTTCGTGGAGAAGCATGGAAAACCCCTATATAATATGATACTAGAGAAAGTACACTCTGGAAGGAAGATCTTCTTTGTTTCGGGTGAAACCGACGTAGACGATAGAGAAAGGGTTAGACAGATTACCGAGAAAGAAAAAGACGCTATCATCGTGGCTTCGTTGGGAACCTTCTCTACAGGCGTTAACATAAGAAACCTTAACAACGTTATCTTTGCCTCGCCTTCTAAGTCGCAGATTAAGATTTTGCAGTCAATTGGGCGTGGGCTTCGTAAGGCTGACGACGGCAAGGGAACTATCTTATACGATATTGCCGATGACTTACATTGGAAGCAACATAAGAACTACACACTAAACCACGCTGGCGAAAGAATTAAGATTTACTCTAAAGAAAAGTTTGAGTATACAATTTACGAGGTACAGCTTTGAACGATTTGAGCGATGTTAGAATAAAACAGTTTAAGTTGATATCAGGGGAAGAGCTGGTTGCATACATGCAGGGTGCTGATGAGACTGGCTATATATTAGAACGACCAGTTAAGATCGAGTACTCAAGGAAAGACTCGGGATTCTGGTTTTCTAATTGGATGAGCCTCTGTGAGTTTAAGAGCCCAGTATATGTAAACGCTGCTTCTGTCATTTCTCTTGGGGAATGTACCGAGCGAGTGAAGGAAACCTACATACAGTCAGTAGTTACAACTCCTCAAAAAGAGCTTGAGCCTGAGGTTGATAATACTGATCAGTATATGATCGATGGTGACGAGACCATCCACTAAAGGTATATCCCCCACTCCTGCGGCGACTTCTTGATTATACTATACTTTCGGCTAAAAGTAAACCCCTAAAAGAAAAAAAATAACCCTTTACTTCATGGCGAAACTATAGTATAATACCTTATTATGTAAACTTTTGAACCTTGATGGAGGAGAGATAATGTCTCAAAATAAACCCCACTATGTTAACAACAAAGAGTTCTCACTCGCTGTCGTTGATTATGTGACCAGTGTCAACGAAGCGATCGAGCAGGGTAAAGAAGCCCCTATCGTTACGGAGTACATCGCAAAATGTTTCCTTCGTATCTCTGAAGGACTATCCCACCGACCCAACTTTATCCGCTACACCTACCGTGAAGAGATGGTTATGGACGCAGTCGAGAATTGCCTTAAAGCGATTCGGAACTACGATATCAACACCAAGACTCGAACGGGCACCCCCAACGCATTCTCATACTTTACTCAGATCTGTTTCTACGCCTTTGTACGAAGGATCCAGAAGGAAAAGAAGCAGTTTGACGTTAAGATGAAGTTCATAGAGCAAGCCTCCTTTGACGAGTTTATGGTACTCGCAGAAGGGGACGACTATATTATTGAGCAGAACTTCGTTGAAGAGCTCCGTACTAGAATCGATCGGGTTAAAGAATCCGACCGAGTAGTAAAGGAGTTTGAGAAGAAAGAGAAGGCTCAGAAAAAGTCGTTAGAGTTGTTTATGGAGGATGGTGCGAATGAAGATAGCAATACTAAATGATACACACTGCGGAACCCGCAACAGCTCAGATATCTTTATTGAGTACCAACGAAAGTTCTACGAGGAAGTGTTCTTCCCGTATTGCCTAGACAATGATGTTAAAACCGTCTTACACCTTGGCGACTATTACGAGCATCGCAAGTTTGTAAACTTCAAAGCTCTAAACTCTAATCGCCAGCACTTCTTGAACCCTTTGAAGAAGTATGGTATGACGATGGATATCATTCCTGGCAACCACGACGTATTCTATAAGAACACCAACGAGCTCTGCTCATTAAAAGAGTTACTCGGTTACTTCACTTCTAATGTTAACATCATTATGGAGCCGAAGGTCTTAGACTATGACGGTTGTAAGGTTGGCGTTGTCCCTTGGATCAATGCTAGTAACTATTCCGACTCTATGGACTTCATTGCTAACTGCGAAGCCTCTATGTTGGGTGGGCACTTTGAGATTGAAGGGTTTGAGATGCATAAAGGTATGCCGAACCCACACGGTATGTCGGCTACTCATTTCAAGCGATTCGAGAGTGTATTCTCTGGGCACTTCCACACTAAGTCTACGCAGGGTAACATCTCGTACTTCGGTTCGCAGATGGAGTTTACTTGGGCTGACTGTGAAGACCAGAAATACTTCCACGTCCTGGATACAGAAACAAGGGAGATAACTGCTATTCCCAACCCTATAACCCTGTTCCAGAAAGTCTACTACGATGACGTCAAGAGTAACTACGAAAAGCCAGACGTTGACCAATACGCAGATAAGTTCGTAAAGGTAGTCGTTGTAAACAAGAAGGATCCATACACCTTCGATCGCTTTATAGATAAGTTACAATACGTTAATACTCACGAGCTGAAGATTGCTGAAACCTTTGAAGAGTTCTCGGGCGAGAACGTAGATGATAATAAGGTTTCTCTAGAAGATACCGCTGAGTTGTTAGATACTTATGTAGATGCGGTAGAAACCGACTTAGATCTATCTCGCATAAAAGGCATTGTAAGAGAGCTGTACGTCGAAGCTCAAAATCACGAGATCGTATAATATGATTAATTTCCACTCGGTATCTTACCGAAACTTCCTGTCTACAGGAAACAACGAAACCAAGATACAGTTGGACCGCTCTCCTTCAACCTTGATTGTTGGTCATAACGGTTCTGGCAAGTCGACTATCCTTGATGCCCTTTCGTTTGGTTTGTTCGGCAAGCCACACAGGGACATTAAGAAGTTACAACTTGTCAACTCAATTAATAATAAGGCGTGCGAAGTAACCGTAGAGTTCTCTATTGGTAAGCATCAGTTCCGTATCTTCCGTTCTATCAAGCCTAACAAGTTTGAGATTTATCAGAACGGTAATATGATAAACCAAGAAGCTTCTGTTCGCGATTACCAAGCATACCTTGAGAAGAATATCCTGAAGCTGAACCACAAGTCGTTCCACCAAGTCGTGGTACTCGGCTCTTCTTCGTTTATCCCTTTCATGCAGTTACCTACTAACCACCGTCGTGAGGTTATTGAGGATCTGCTGGATATTCAGGTATTCGGTAAGATGTCGCAGCTTCTGAACGAGCGCAAGCAAAAGGTTCGGGAGGACATCAAAGAAGTTACTTATTCTATAGATATGGTAAAAGAGAAGATAAACCTAACTAAGAAATACATCCGAGAAGTCGAGTCGTTAAACGCTGAACAAGCCAAAGAAAAGCAGCAATCTATCGCAGAGTTGCGAACCAAGATTGAAGATACCCAATCACTGAACAGCGAGCTGAGCCTTAACCTTTCGGATAACATGGTAAGTATTACAGAAGAACTTGCCAAACTTAACTCGAAGAAGTCGTCTCTAGAGAAGTACGAGGTTGGTATTAAGTCGGGTATTAAGCGACTAGTCGACGATGCTAAATTCTTTGAGTCTAACACTACCTGCCCGACGTGTGATCAGGAGATTGAAGATGAGTTTAAGGAAACAAAGCTTCGCGAAGCAAAAGCAAAGGCAAGCGAGCTCAAGGAAGGTATGGCGAAGTGCTCTCAGGAAATTAAAGGAGCCTCGGAAGGAGTCGCACGAGCCAGCGAATCACTAGCTGAGCTGACCGAGCGCCAAAGTAAGATCTCAGTCAACAACGTTACCATTACCAACCTACAGGGACAGATAGAATCGCTTGAAGCTGAAATCGCAAAGCTGTCAAATAACGGGTCTAATGTATCCGAGTCCAATAAAGAGTTGGGTAAGTTGTACCAAGAAAGGGATGATTCCACGGAGCGCAAACTAGAACTGATTGATAAACGCAACTACTACGATGTTATCTCAGAGATGCTGAAGGACACGGGCATCAAGACCAAAGTCATTAAGCAGTACTTGCCAGTGATGAATAAACTTATCAATCAGTATCTACAGGTTATGGATTTCTACGTCTCGTTTAACCTAGACGAATCGTTTCAAGAAACTATTAAGTCTAGATACCGTGACATGTTCAACTACGCTTCTTTCTCGGAGGGCGAGAAGCAAAGGATCGATTTGGCGTTACTGTTTACGTGGCGCCAAATCGCTCGAATGAAGAACTCGGCTGCCACCAACCTACTGATACTAGACGAAACCTTTGACAGTTCACTGGATAATGATGGCATCGAAAACCTACTCAAGATCCTTGATACGCTGGAAGAGGGTACAAATACCTTCATTATCAGCCACAAAGGGGACGTCCTGGATAGTAAGTTCCGGAATAAGATCGAGTTCACCAAAGAAAGAAACTTCAGTAAAATCAAGTAGTTACGTATCCTTATAGCATTTAGCTATTAAAACTGTCTCTTTCATAGGAAAATAATATGAAAAAAACGAAAAAAAGTTCGTTTTAGGGGTTTACTTCTGGGGCAGGATAGGTTAAAATGGACGGGTAATTTGATGATGATGAGGTGATATATGAGTTCTAAGTCTATGCTGGCTCGCCTACTGGCGAAAGAAAATATTGAGGTGGTTGAAGGTAACTTCAGGACTGCCTCTTTTGACGTAGTGAATCGTGTACTTAATATCCCTCTTTGGAAAGACATGGGTGCTTCTGTTCATGACCTTTTGATTGGTCACGAGGTTGGTCACGCATTGTTTACCCCAGCTGATGGTTGGCACGATGCCGCCACCGACGTTGAAGGTATCCCACGTGCTTTCCTTAACATCATCGAAGACATCCGCATCGAGCGAGCTGTTCAGGCTCGCTATCCTGGTTTGGTTCGCTCTTTCAAAGAAGGGTATAACGTCCTCTTTAAAGAAAACTTCTTTGGCACCAAAGATCGTGACCTAACTTCTTACGGTCTGCCTGACCGCATCAATATTAAAGCCAAGCTGAACGACTTGGTTGACATCAAGTTTAGCGACGAGGAAGCTCCTATTGTAGCGAAGTGTTTCTCGGTCGTTACGTGGGGTGACGTTGTTGAAGCAGCTCGTGAGTTGTGCGAGTTTTACAAAGCGTCTGTTGATCAGCCCGACCAGCCTGACCAAGAAGTTCCTAACTTCCCTCAAGCTAGTTATCTGGGCGAACAATCTATTGGGGGTGAAGAAGATGATGAAACAAGAGAAGACGGAGATCGAGAAGGAACTGAAAAAGGAGATTCGGCTGATCAACCTTCAGATATCGATCCTGATGCTGAAGATGAGTCTGACGAAGATGTTTCGGACGGTAAAGGAAGCAGTGACCAGCCTGCTAAAGAGGTAGAAGAAGAACCCGCCGAGGACAACCAGTCTGTATCGACTAAGTCCGCTGGCGGTGCTTCCGAGAACGACGTTACGGTTGAAACTGATGACGCTTTCCGCTCTAATGAGTCTAAGCTCGTCGAGACGAAAGATGACGGTAGCATTCCAGTTAATGCTACCGAAATAACAGCCTCTGACGTTGAGAAAGTTGTTATTGGGTACAAAGAGGTTTTCGCTTCTCGTGACGAATGTGCTAAAGAATATGGTCACTACAATCCTAGGTATCCTGGGGAGACCGTCTATGGTGACCCCGAAAGGCAAGCTGAATTAAAGAAGTTTGTCGCTGACACCGATAAGGTAGTTTCTACCATGGCGAAGGAGTTTGAAATCAAGAAAGCTGCCTTCCGTTATTCTCGTGCCAAAACCGCTCGTTCTGGTACGCTTGACATGGCGAAGGTTCACTCTTACAAGTACAACGATGACATCTTTGCTCGTAACCTAGTGATGGCTGACGCCAAGAACCACGGCATGATTATGTACGTTGACTATTCTGGTTCTATGGCGGATACAATTTCTTCAGTCCTCCGCCAGATTATCAACCTCGCCATGTTCTGCCGTAAAGTGAACATCCCGTTTGAGGTGTATGGCTTCACTTCTAACTATTCCAACGAGTATCGGGCAACTCCTATCACTCGAGAGAACATTAAGACTAATATCGACTTGAGCGACGTTAGCATCTTTGAGCTGATTAATAACCGTATGTCTCGCGCCGAATACGACCGTGCTGTTCGAGACCTCTACTTCCAGTCTATGGCTCTTACGACTCGCTGGGGTAACTGGTATGAAGTTGCTTCTCGCTTTGAGCAACTGGGTGGTACACCTCTGGATACGACTGTCCTTTGTGCCTTCAAATTGGCTGACAAGTTCAAGAGCCGTTACAACGTTGACAAGCTGAACACCGTGTTCTTGACCGATGGCTCTAGTAATGAGGTCAACGTGCGTGATCGTTACATCGGATATCGCGACACTTACTACTATCTCACTGTTAACGGTCGTCGTCTGAAAATCGACAAGAAGTACCACGATAACTTCGGTGTTACCGAACAGCTGATTAATGCGTACCGCAAGTACACCTCTGGTTCTGTGATTAACTACTTCTTGGTGAGCCGTAACCACGAAGCTCGCTGGATGATTCAGCGAAATGTTGACAGCTTTGAGAAGATCGAAGAAGAAGTCAGGTTCTTCCGCAAAAACAAGTTCTCCGTTATGGACGAAGCTATGGGTTACGACCGTATGTTTGTGATCAAGGGTGGTAAGGAACTCGACCCGACCGATGAGGAGTTTGACGTTCTGGCTGGCGCCAAGAAGGGTGAGCTCACTCGCCAGTTTAAGAAGTTCACTGGCTCTAAGAAGGGTAACCGAGTCCTGGTTACCAAATTCACCGAAATGGTGGCGTGAGGAGGTACGTCATAAGTATTAGTTATATGCTTATAACAAAATAATTTGAAAAAAACGAAAAAAAGTTCGTTTTGGGGGTTTACTTCCCTGCCCAGTTAGGGTACAATAGCTCCTGAATTGATTGATTGACTTTGAGGATTATATTATGAATAACTTTGCTCCCTTTTTGAAAGCTCTCGCTGCTCGCTACCCCGACAAGAGTTCTTTCCGCAACGCTGAGTTGAATGAAGTGGCCAACGAGTTGGGCTACAGCCTGTCTTCGATTTACGATAAGATGCTTGACAAAGAGGCTGATCGTATTTCCCGTGGCGTCTGGAACCTTGAAGCCAAGGTCATGCCATTCCGTACTAAAGCTGTGGCTGAGGCAGTTGCTCCTGCTCCTGCTCCTGCTATGGTATCGGCTATCCATTCTTTGTCAAATGACGAGGTCTACATTCCCGATTCTGATTCTACTTATGTGACGTGGGGTAACTTCAAAGACCTCCGCACTATCCTTGAGTCTCGCATGTTCTACCCCACGTTCATTACTGGTCTTTCTGGTAATGGTAAAACCATGATGGTTGAGCAAGCCTGTGCTAAACTGAAGCGTGAGTATGTCCGTGTTCAGATTACGCCAGAAACCGATGAAGATGATTTGATCGGTGGCTTCCGTTTGATTAACGGCGAGACCGTTTTCTCGAAAGGTCCAGTTATCAAAGCGATGGAGGCAGGTGCGATCCTGCTGATCGATGAGATCGACCGTTCTTCTAACCGTTTGATGGCTTTACAGGGTGTGCTAGAAGGTAAGCCTGTGATGATCAAAAAGACTGGCGAGGTTGTTAAACCTGCTCCTGGCTTTAATGTTATCGCTACTGCTAACACTAAAGGGCAGGGATCTGATGATGGTAAGTTCGTATCGGCTACCATCATTGACGAAGCGTTCCTGGAGCGTTTCTCAATCACTATTGAGCAGCCTTACCCAACCTCTTCGATTGAGAAGAAAATCGTCCTGAACCATATGGATAAATATGGTCGCATGGACGAAGACTTCGCAGTTAACCTTACTATTTGGTCTGAGATTATCCGCAAGACCTATGTGGACGGTGGCGTTGACGAGATCATTTCAACTCGTCGCCTCTGCCATATCGTCCAAACCTTTGCTATCTTTAACGATAAGATGAAGGCAATCGACCTTTGTATTAATCGCTTCGACGATGATACCAAAGAAGCGTTCCGTGACCTGTACACTAAGGTCGACGCTGAAGTAGGAGCTCCCGTGGCTGACGTTTCTGAGCCAACTGGAGCTTCTATAGATGATATTGTAAATGACATTTTCTAAGGAGAATATAATGATTGATTATAAGTTCCGAGAAGGTGAGTTGATTGAGGAGTTTAAGAACTACGTCGACTCAACCTATTCTGCCCACTACGGTAAAGGAGGACTCCAGTCCTCCGAAGTGATTGTAGATCGTGGTCATGGTATGGGTTTCTTCTCTGGGAATGTGGATAAGTATAATGGCAGATACGGTAAGAAGGGTACTCCCGCTGATCACCGTAAAGACATTATGAAGATTATCCATTATGGGTTCTTGATGTTGTTTGAGCACGATCGGATCAACAAGAAGGAAGAGCCCGAGTTTGAGCTGACCATTCAAGAAGATGTAGGTTCGTCTACTCGGATGTCTATCGATGACGCTACCCCCGAAGAGTGGGATGCTGTCAGCCGTAGATACTCTAACTACTCATACGTCCTAGCCGACTCTGATAACGACTACAGCGAAAAAAAGTAAAAAAAGTTCTTTACTTTCGAGCCAAAACGTAGTACAATATGACTTGTAAACTTAATGGAGATATTATGAAACTATCCACTAACACCCTGGAAGTGCTGCGAAACTTCGCCAGCATTAACCCTAACTTGGTCATCAATACTGGTAGCACCCTGAAGACTATTGCTGAAAGCAAGACGATCTTGGCTTCTGCTAATGTAGAAGAAACGTTCCCAGTGTCGGTGGGTATCTATGACTTGAACCAGTTCCTAACCATTTATGGTGCGTTGACTGAACCTGATTTGACGTTTGAGGAAGATGGCAATTCTGTCCTCTTGTCTGGCGCTGATAGCCAGTCCTATCGTTACTATTTCTCGGACGCCTCTATCTTGACCAGTCCTACAAAAGACCTAACTATGCCAGATTGCGAAGTTAAGTTTTCGTTGACTGACGCCCAGATGCAGGCTATCCGCCGAGCTGCTAATGCTATCTCTTCTACAGATGTGGTTGTGATCGGCGAAGAAGGTGGTGGCGACGTTCGTATTGAAGTGACTGATGTTAAGGTATCTACTGCGAACACGTTCCGTATGGATTTGGGTTCGGTAGAATCTCGCCCCGATGGTGCGTTTAAGTTGGTGTTCAACATCAACAACTTCAAGTTCCTTCCTGGTAGTATGACTGTTTCGGTCTCGTCAAAGTTGATCTCGGAGTTCTCAAACTCTGATGCTTCTGCGACCTACTGGGTTGCCCTTGAGAAAAACTCTAGCTTTGGAGACTAATGTAATGAGTAAATATATTCTCGACCTGAGAGCAGAAACAGCGGACACCGACTACGGTGCAGAAGGCTGGGAAGAGTTATCCTTCCGAACTTCAGTAACCAACCCTGAAGAGCTAGAAGAAGCCTTTCAAAAGATGACCGATGCTATCGGATTTGGGTCAATTAAAGTAACCCTCGAAACTAAGTAAATCATAGGAGATTAATATGAGCGAAGTAGAAAATCAAGAAGTTGTCGAAGAAGCAGTAAATGCTGCTGCGGAACCTGTACAACTTGGTGTAGCCGATTTGGCTGCTGCTGTACAGATTATCGATATCTGTTCTAAGCGTGGTGCGTTTGAAGGCACCGAGTTGGAATCTGTTGGGGCACTTCGTGGTCGCTTGGTTTCTTTCTTGAAAGCCAACACTACTCCAGTGGACGAAGCTGAAGCTGATACTGAAGAAGCTGAAGCTGCCGAGTAAACCAACCGAGACCCTTCGGGGTCTCAACTTTATTATTGATTTGTTAGGAGATTGAAATGAGCAATATTATAGTTCCTTCCTCACCAGCTGACCGTCAAAAGATCAAAGATGCTGTAGAAGAACTCTCTAACTCCTTAGTCCGTATGGACTCTGAGCGTGACTTCCAAAAAGACGTCTGCGATAGGATTAAAGATGAAGTTGGGCTTAACCCTAAATTCCTAAAGAAGCTGGCTAACGTTTATCACAAGCAAACGTTTGTATCTGTTCAAGAAGAGAACGAAGGCTTCGAAGAACTTTACGAGGCGATTGTCAAATGACAGATATATTCGACTTCGGGTTCACGGCTGTAGACGAAACAGAACTGGAAGCAGTACAACAAGCGCAGAAGGCAGTAACCGATACTTCCTCTGAAGTTGAAAACCTCCAGGACAAAGTCGACCAGCTGTACAACGCAATCCTTCCGTTGTTATCGAACCTGAAAGCAAACCCCGAGAAGGACTACATCTATTGGCCAAACCGAGTTGAGAAGGTTGACCAATTTGAGAATTATCTCAACAACATTTTGAAAGGATAAATGATGCATATGCTATCACTGGCGCCTGATGTAACCCTTCACACTCGTGTCCGAAATGATGAAATCGACGGAGATAACCCGTTCGATTGGAAAATCGTTAAAACCTCTGAGTTGTTTGAAGATAAGAAGGTTTTGGTTATTGGTCTCCCTGGAGCGTTTACGCCAACCTGCTCTAATAGTCAACTTCCTGGGTTTGAATCAATCTATCCTGACCTGTTGAGTCACGGAATTGATGAAGTTTATTGTACTTCTGTTAACGATGCGTTCGTTATGTACCAATGGAAAAAGCAACTTGGAGTCGAAAACATCGAGATGCTTCCTGACGGTAACGGCGATTTTGCTAAAGGCATGAATATGTTGGTCGACAAAACCAACCTTGGCTTTGGTAAGCGTTCTTGGCGTTATGTCGCTTTGATCGAAAACTGTCGTATTAAGTATATTTGGGAAGAAGATGATTTTATGGACAACTGTCCAACTGACCCATATGACACAACTACTCCAGAGCGAGTTCTTAATGATTTAAAACAAATGGAAGTATGATATGAAGGCAAATGATGTTGTAACCGTTGTCACCATCTCTGGTGAGTATGTTGGCAAGTTGAAAGATCAGGGGGAAGGCACTCTCACTCTGTCTGACCCACGCATGTTGATTCAAAACGAATCTGGTATGGGCTTTGCTGCGGGGATCGCAGTAACTGGTGAGCAAAACCCGACTGAAGTCACTTTTGCACAATACGTTTTTGTTGTTCCGACTAACATTGAAGTTGAGAAAGCGTATCGGTCGGCGACCTCGGGGATTATTATCTAATCCCCCTTTACTTTGCTATGTAAAAGAGGTATAATATGAATAACTTGTTAGGGCAGGAAACGCCCGACCTAGTTTACTGTGATAAATGTGAGACATGGAAACCTCGTTCTGAGTTCTACCCGAAGTCTAAACGAGATTCCAAGTTTCCTGGGGATGTGCGCCAATCTTCTGGATGTAAACCTTGCTACCTTGATAACAACGGTAAGGTTCACCTCGAGAAGTATAACTACCAACCCAGCAACACCCTTGATATGTTTTTAAATGATGGAGAAAGTGAATGTCAAACCAATCAAATGAATTCCTCTTTGTTGAAAAGTATCGACCACAAACTGTCGAAGATACTATCCTACCTAAAGGACTGAAGTCTACCTTTTCTGAAATCGTTAAAGGCGGAGAGCTACCTAACATGCTCTTCGCTGGAACGGCTGGTGTCGGTAAGACTACCGTCGCCAAAGCGCTGTGTAACGAGTTAGACCTCGATCACATTATCGTGAACGCATCGGAAGATGGTAACATCGATACCCTACGAAACAAGATCCGCCAGTTTGCGTCAACCGTATCCTTACAAGGCGGTTACAAGGTTGTGATCCTAGATGAGGCAGATTACCTTAATGCGCAGTCGACTCAACCAGCCCTTCGTGGGTTCATTGAAGAGTTCTCTAACAACTGTCGTTTTATCTTAACCTGTAACTTCAAGAACAAGATCATTGAGCCACTACATTCTCGATGCTCAGTGTATGAGTTCGGTATCCCTAAAGACGAGAAGCCAGCTATCGCAGCGGAAATCTTTAAGCGTGTTACAAATATCCTCGGACAAGAAGGTATCGAGTATGATAGAGCAGCGGTTGCCGAGTTGGTTCAGAAGCACTTCCCCGACTTCCGACGTATGCTTAATGAATGTCAGCGGTATTCTCTTTCTGGTAAGATCGACGCAGGTATCTTAGTAAACGTATCCGACGAGAACTTCAAAACTCTCATGGGTTACATGAAAGATAGGAACTATAAGTCGGTTCGTGCTTGGGTTACTAACAACTCAGACTTAGAAGCAACAGTCCTGTTTCGTAAGATCTTTGATCAGGCGACTAACTTCTTGCTCCCGCAGTCCGTACCTAACGTTGTACTGATTATTGGTCGGTATGCGTATCAAGATGCCTTTGTAGCTGATCACGAGCTAAATACTGTTGCGTGTTTGACTGAGATTATGACTGTTGCGGAGTGGAAATGATGAATACTGTAATCTATGATTTTGAGACCTTGAGTCAAGACCCTATTCGTGGGGCTGCTATTAACTTGGCGCTCGTTTCTTATGACGAGTCTCGGTTATCTTCGGACAACCCCTACGGCTACGAAGAACTCCTTCGTGAAACAAGGTACATTAAGTTCGATGTTGCCGAGCAGGTAGAGATTTACAACCGAAAGATCGACCCAGAAACCCTTAGTTGGTGGAAGTCTCAACCAGCAGAAGCTCGTGTTGTATTAAAACCTTCTGATGAGGATAAGTCTATTACTGAACTCGAGCAGTTCTTGTTTGATAATATCAACTTCTCGGCTCTTAAGAAAGCATATACTCGTGGTAATACCTTTGACCCGATTCTGCTTCGTGAGTTACTAGAGGCTGCTGGTAAGAAAGATCCTTTCCCGTTCTGGATCGTTCGGGATACTCGTTCTACAATTGATGGTATGGCGTTCGGGCATAAGCTAAAGAACTCCTTTATTCCTGAAGGTCTAGAAGAGAAGTTTATAGCGCACGACTGCCGTCATGATATTGTAATGGATGTTATGCGTATGCAATCTTTGGCACAGGCTTTGCGAGGATAGTAATGAACCCTTTTGATTATGTAACTGCTGTGACTTCATCTAAGAAAGACCTTATCTCTGACGATCCTAACGCAGATCGTAACTATGAGAAAGTCGCTTTCATCGTCAACCGTGCGTTAAGCCAGCATATAGAAACCGTTTTGTATGCTAACGAAATGAACATAGACCACCACTTAGATGGTACTCTTCAATTTCAATTTCTTATAAATAGTATCAGAAAGAAAAAGCTATTCGGCAAATGGCCAAAGGCTGTGAAGTCCGAAGAACTGGAAATAATAAAAGAGTGTTATGGGTATTCCTACGAGAAAGCTCGTGATGTGCTTGGATTATTAACTAATGATCAATTACTTGAGTTGAAGAAGAAGGTATACAAAGGTGGAACTAGAAAACCATAAAATTGAGTGGACTCCAGCTATTATGTTGGAGGTGTTGCTCAACGAGCCTGACGATTTCCTAAAGATTCGTGAAACACTTACACGTATGGGAGTGGCTTCTAAGAAAGAGCAAAAACTATATCAGTCTTGCCATATTCTACACAAGCAAGGTAGGTACTTCATTGTTCACTTTAAAGAGCTATTCCTTCTGGATGGTAAACCGTCTAACCTACTGGAAAACGATATCCAACGTAGAAACACAATTGCGACGCTTTTGTCGGATTGGGGTTTGTTGACTGTACTGGATAAACAGCAGGTTAAAGACGTGGCACCATTGCGGCAAGTGAAAGTGATTCCGCATAGGGATAAGTCTAATTGGGAATTATGTCCTAAGTATAATATCGGCAACGTCAAATAGTTGCTTATATTAAACGAAATGAGGTTTTAGTATATTATGAGATACGTTTTGTTAGCACTATCGGCTTTGTTTATAACGATGGCAATATATTACAGGTTGGTTGACGGAGCTGCACCCTTTCTGGTTGTGCTCGGTTCAATCCCAGCAATGATGTATATGATTACCATCGGAACCCATATGATTATCGATAAAAGAATTTGAGTCCCACTACCTTGGGACTGTAGCCTGAGCATGCTCCCAAACTGCTCACTTTTGGTCGCCGATGTTCGGGATCATTAACATTCTTGCTTAATATAAAGGAGAAACTTTATGACCAACGTAAACACACTCTTCCCTCGATCAGCCTTTGTAGGATTCGATCACCTATTCGATGAACTGGATCGTGTCGCGAGACAGTCAAAGGATAACTATCCCCCGCACAATATCATCAAGGTAGACGATAACCGATACCTTGTAGAACTAGCTGTTGCTGGATTTAAAGAAAGCGAATTGACTATTGAAGTCAAAGACCGCACTCTCTTTGTCAGCGGTGAGCAGTCGGGAACTGGTAGAGACTATATCCATAAGGGGATCTCTGCGAAGAAGTTTAATCGGACATTCCGATTATCCGAATACGTGGAAGTAAAAGGAGCAGATCTAGCGGACGGTATACTTGCCATTAACTTGGAAGTCGTAGTCCCTGAAGAAAAGCGTCCTCGTCAAATTGAAATCAATTCAAACATTCGAGGAATAACAAATGAGAAAGATCCACAGCTTCTTAACGAAGCTTCTTAATGGAGTAATAGAAGGTCGCCGGAGACAAGCAGCACGCCATGTTGCTCAATATCTAGTAATGACCAACGCAGACTTCCGCCGTACTTCGGTCGGCGAGCTGGAGCAAAGAATCTTAGCGGATAATCATTCCGCACGAGAAATCTACACTTCAGTTAAGGGGGTATGATGAAGAAGGTTAGACTAGATACATACGGTGAAGTTTCTATAGTCTTTCTTACTTTGGTTGGGGTGGTTTTTACACTCCAACCATTGCTTTAAGAAGGACAACAAGGAATTGCTAGTATGGATTATACTAGCAGCAATCGTTGCTACTGGCTCGGCTGGTAGGAACAAACTACTTAGTAACACACAACCACAACACAGGAGACATAACTATGTCCAACAAGAACCCTTTCGAACTTCGGTTCGACGTACTCAAAATGGCTAAAGAAATGATGGATCAGCAGTATTCTATTGCTGAACAGCAGTTCTGGTCACAGATGGAAAACTTCAAAGAGCAAGGTAAGGACATTACCGAAGTCTACGAGAAGTACACTCCTAAGATGTACAAACCCCATGAAGTCATGGAAAAGGCTGAACAGTTGTATAAGTTTGTAGTCAAAAAAGACTAAAAACTACCCCAAACCCCTCTTCGGAGGGGTTTACTTTTACCTCTAGATATAGTATAATATGCGTTGTAATGATATGAGGTTTTGAATGAAATTCTACACTAATGTATCTCGTTTTGGTAACGATCTTCTGGTTCGTGGCTACAAAGACAACCACCGATTCGCAGAACGAGTAAAGTTCTCCCCCACCCTATTTGTACCTTCCGAGAAGGGTACTTGGAAGTCGTTAGACGGTATCTCCTTAATGGATATCGACTTCGACACAATGAAAGAAGCTCGCGAGTTTATCCAACAATACGGAGAAGCCTCGAACTTCAAGGTGTATGGCAACACCAACTACCTTGCCCAGTATGTTCAGAAAGAATATCCTGGAAAGATCGACTTCAATCGCGAGAGTATTAACGTAACTACTATCGATATTGAGGTTGCTTCGGATGAAGGTTTCCCCGAGCCAAGGCAAGCAAACTATCCCGTAATCTCTATTGCGTTAAAGAACAACATAGATAATACTTACTATGTATGGGGTCTCGACGACTACGACGTATCTAAGTCACTTATGAAAGAGAATCAGGTCGTTTACTATAAGTGCGAGTCTGAAGCTCGTTTGCTAATGGATTTCGTAACCCACTGGTCTAGCCCACGCAATATGCCCGATGTTGTAACTGGCTGGAACTCTACTCTATTTGATATTCCGTACTTGGTAAACCGTATGTCTCGTGTTATTGGCGAAGATATGGTCAAGAAGCTATCACCTTGGGGTAAGATCAACGAGCGTGAAGTCAAGATAATGAACCGCACCGAGCAGAAGTTCGAGTTGATGGGTATCGAGTTGCTTGACTACCTTGACCTGTACAAGAAGTTTACCTACACAGCTGAGGAATCGTACAAACTCGATCACATCGCCCACGTAGTTCTCGGCGAGAAGAAGTTATCATACGAAGAACACGGTAACCTTTATACCCTGTACAAAGAAGATCACCAGAAGTTTATCGACTACAACATCAAAGACGTTGAGTTGGTTGACCGTATGGAAGATAAGATGGGCTTGATTACCCTTTGTATGACACTAGCGTATAAGGCTGGCGTAAACTATACAGAGGCGTTTGGTACTACTGGTATCTGGGATACCTACATCTATCGGGTTCTACACGACGATAAGGTTGCTCCACCGCCAAAAGAAGATAAGTTTAAATCAGACTTTCCTGGTGGGTATGTTAAGGCACCTCGAGTTGGTCGCCACTCTTGGGTGGTTTCCTTTGACTTGAACTCACTGTATCCGCACCTTATTATGCAGTACAACATGAGTCCGGAAACCATTGTAAACGATATTACTCCTGGAGTGAACGTTGATTCGGTACTTTCCCTTAGAAAGCCAGAATCGATTAGACCTGATTGTACAATGGCTGCTAACGGTACGCACTATCGTAAGGATATCCGTGGTATTATTCCTAAACTGGTTGAGGAAATGTATGCTGGTCGTAAGATTGTTAAGAAGCAAATGCTTACTGCCGAACAAGAACTACAGCATGTTGATAAGAGCAACCATACTGAAGTGTATCGTCTAGAGAAAACCATCACCACGCTCGATAACGAGCAGATGGCTTACAAGATTATGATGAACTCACTTTATGGTGCGATTGGTAACCGTTGGTTCCGATACTTTGACCTGCGTATTGCTGAAGGTATTACATTATCTGGTCAGCTATCGATCCGATGGGCAGAGCATAGCGTAAACACTTTCCTTAATAAGATACTTGGTCAAGAAAAAGGTGATCATGTTATAGCTATCGATACAGATTCCCTATACCTCGATTTTGAACCTTTGGTTAATAAACTTGGTTGGGATAAGAAACCAAAAGATGAAGTTGTTGCTTTGATTGATAAGGTATGTCGTGAGCAGTTTGAACCTATGCTAGAACGTTCTTACAATCAACTTGCCGAGTACATGGATGCGTACGAGAATAAGATGGTTATGGCTCGAGAAGCTATTGCCGATGCTGGTATCTGGACTGCGAAGAAGCGATACATACTAAACGTACACAACAATGAAGGCGTACAGTATGCCAAGCCGAAACTAAAGATTATGGGTATTGAAGCTGTTAAGTCTTCGACTCCTATGTCTTGCCGTGAAGCGTTAAAGGCTCTGTTTAAGGTGATTGTCACTGGAACCGAGAAAGATACGCAGAAAGCAATTGCGCAGTTTAAAGATCACTTCACTAAGCTGCCTCCAGAACAGATCGCCTTTCCCCGTGGAGTTTCAAAGGTTACCGACTGGATGGATCGGTCGACGGTGTACAAGAAAGGTTGCCCCATTCACGTGCGTGGTTCTATTCTATATAATAAGGCGCTACAGGAAAATAACCTTAAACGATACGCTACAATAAAAGACGGCGAGAAGATCAAGTTCTGTTATCTTAAGACCCCTAACCCGATAAAGGAGAATGTAATTGCGTTTCCGGATTACCTACCCGAAGAATTGAAAATCCATAAATATATTGACTACGACCTTCAGTTTGAGAAGGCGTTCCTTGAAGTCGTCCGCCCGATACTGGCTGCCATCGGTTGGAACGAAGAAGATACTGTCAGCCTAGAGGACTTTTTTGTATGATGCCTTACTATAGAACCAACTTCCTTAAAGTTAAAGTCTTTATGGATGCCTTTGGGCAAGAGGTTCGTTCAGAACCTGAGCTGCCTTCAAAAGAAGTACAAGACCTTCGAGTCGATTTGATCAAGGAAGAACTTGAGGAACTGATCGAAGCTCTTGATAACAACGATATCGTTGAAGTCGCTGATGCGCTAACCGACATTCTGTACGTCACGTATGGCGCTGGTCACGCATTCGGTATTAACCTTGATGACTGCTTCGTTGAAGTACAGCGGTCAAATATGTCTAAGTTGGGAGCGGACGGTAAGCCGATCTATCGTGAGGATGGTAAGATCCTAAAGGGTCCAGGGTTTTCCGAACCAGACCTCGCCCGAACCCTTAAATTGGGAGATCAGGATAAATAATGCTTTACTTTCCTTTTAAAGTAGGGTATAATATGGCTATTATGATGGAGGTTGTATGGAAATAGTTGAGTTTGGTGGGTATAAGTGGCAAAAGGGCGTTGGCTCTGAAGGTCAAGAAGTGTATGTCGCTTTGTTCACTGTGAGCCAAGAGGACATTATCGGTAAGTATGCCGATGAGAGTTCGTACGACATTCTTGTTGATTCTGACGCTGACTTCTACCTACCATCTTCGGACGTTACTGGTAATGGTGAACTAACCGAAGATCGTTGTGCGTTTAAATTCCGTAAGAATGTATTCACTCAGGCTGAACAAAATGGTGCTTTTGAAGGGCTGTTCTCTGCTGCTGGTGAATCAAATAACCGAGGCATGGCGGCAGGTCCACGTGCCGAGAAGTCTGGTGGGCGAGATTGGGTTACCCCTTTCCATCGTGACATTCTAGACTACTATATCGGCGGTTCTCGTCAAGGTGTTTATGGGGACGACCCCATCGAAGAGATTATTGAGAAGCACAAGGTTGCTCAATATGAAACACGAGGAGAAGTGTGGCTTCGTTCTAAGATCGAAGCTGAGTTCGATACATATGATGGCTTCTTTGATGTTGCTATGGAACGGCTGAAGTTTATGTCGGTCTCGCAGTCAAAAGAGTATGCTCAGAAGCTACAAGATACGATGATCTCTGACACCTCTTATGCCACCCCTCTCTGGTCAGGTATTACAGGTTTCTATGGTCGTTATCCACGTATTCCGTATGGTCGAGCAACTTCTCACGTTGAGAATAACCGTGAGACCTTCGAGAAGTGTTATCCGTTTGCTCGTAAGCTAGACCAGACTATGGCGGACTTACTGCCAGATCGGTATGCTGCTCAGAAGAAGTGCGCTGACTCGATTGATAAGAAGTTCCTTATCGGCGAGGATACTACCTTTACGACTGTCACTGTAAACACTACAATGAAAGATCGTAATGCCCGTATGGCTTGCCATCGTGATGCTGGCTCGTTGAATGAAGGTTTCTCTAACCTAACGGTAATCTCTCCGGAAGGTAAGGACTGGAAAGGCGGTTACTTGGTAACTCCAGAAGTTCGTGCTGCGATTAACGTTCGTCCAGGAGACCTACTGTTGATTGACAATATGCGTATTATCCATGGTAACATGCCTATCGAAAACCCAGAGTCTGGCGAAGATGACCTACTCCGTATGTCTCTTGTGTTCTACTTCCGTGAGGATATGCTAGAGCTTGGCGATTGGGATTACGAACAGCTTCGACGTAAGTTCGTTGACGACCGTCGATTGAATAAAGAGCATTCCGAATGGCGAGATCGTTGGAACGGTGTAAGTCCAGGTATGTGGCATAGCCAAGAGTGGTATGACTACCTACTGGAAAACGGTGGGCGTGAAATGGCTGAGCGTAATGACCCAGCTGCTGTTGAAGAGAAAGCAAGTTTGGAGGACTTCTTTGGATGAGAATCTTAATCCCTACATTAATGCGTGAAGATAACCAACGCTGTTGGGACAATATGCCAGAGGCGGTTCGTTCGCGAACCACCCTGTGTACCCGAAGCGATCGTGTAGATATCTTAAAAGAAAACTATCCTGATGCTGACGTTCTAGATATCGGTATGACTGACGGTATTGCTGATGTCCGCCAGCGTTTGGTAAATCTTGGTGACAACGGTAAGATTCTTATCATTGATGACAACTGTACCTTTATGTATCGTGACGATGAGATGAAGCTCAAGAAACTAGAGTCGGAAGAACAGTGGTTCGACATGCTAGATACTATTGAGAAAAACCTTGACGAGTATGCTTGGGTTGGCGTTTCTGACCGAGCTGGCAATAACCGTATCGAGGAAGATCTAGTTGAGATTACACGTTCGTACTCTTGCTATGGTATCAACACCAAGATGTTCAACGATAATGGTGTTACCTTCGACGGTATGTATAGAAAAGACAACCAAATCAAACTGTTTGAAGACTTCTATGCTATCCTATCTTTGTTGAAGGCTGGTATGAAGAATGCTGTGATATATAATTATGCTTTTAACCACCCACACGGTAAGCCTGGAGGCAACTCTACCTTCCGTAACGGTGAACTACAAGAGATGTGCTACAAGGCACTTCAACGTGAGTTCCCTGGAGTGGTTAAGTTGACTGTAAAAGAAAACGCATCCTGGACAACCGACGAAGATTCTACCTCTCGTGTAGAAGCAGTAATCAGTTGGAAGAAGGCGTTTATTGATAGATCTGGAGCAACACTTGATGAGTTCTTTGGTTAATTTAGTTATCCCTGCGGCTGGGTCGGCAACCCGACTCCGTCCGCTATCTTCTAACACATCTAAGATTATGGTGCGTGTAAACGGTAAGCCATGCTTGGATTATATCGTTGAGCAGGCGAAAAAGACTGCGAACATCAACGAGATCATTATCGTAGATGGTGCGTTTGACGACATTCGTCAGTACTGTAAACTCAAGCACCCTGACATTAGGTTCGTTAAGCAAGGTTCGTTAAATGGACCTCGTGATGCTATCATGAAGGGTATCAACGAACTCTCTAAACCTGAGTTGCCTCTGGTTGTGTGGCTCGGCGACGCTATTATCTTAGAAGAAGATATGCCTTGGGGTACAGATTTCCTACTGAACAAAGAAGATGATAATCACTCTGCTTGGTGTATGTGGGACGGTAACGAGTTTCACGACAAGCCGAGCTACATGGTTCCAAACTCAGTTGCTCTGGTTGGTCTTTACTCTTTCGAGTATGGTACTCAAGCCAAGAATGCCTTTAACAACGCTAAAGGTTATGAGATTTCGGAAGCTCTTATAAACTACATTAACGACTACACCCGTTCGTTCAAGTCAGTAACGACTAACAAGTGGTATGATATTGGCAATCTGCCATCTTTCTACAAAACTTGCGCCGAGCTGTTGAACCTAAAGAGTCGTGACTTCAATACGATGGAGTATGATCCGGAGCTTGGAACTATTCGTAAGTCTCCTGATTATCACAAGCCAGAATCTGTTCGAACCTTACAGCTCGAGAAGGAATGGTATCGTAACTTATCTCAGCATCAATCTATGTTTGTTCCTAGAGTATTTGATACTGAGTTTGACCTGATTATGTCATACGAGTCTGGTACGTTATTGTCCGACCTTATGTTATATGATAATCTTCCGCCATCTGTTTGGGAGTACATCATAGATAAGGTATTCCGTGTTAAGATGAAGTTCTTCAACAATCGCTGCGAGGATGTTAGGTTCGTTTCGAACTTTTCCGAGTTATCTCGCGAAATGTGGGTCGGTAAAACTACCGAAAGGGTTGATAATACTAGCTTTACTTCTTCGACAAAATCAAGTATAATTGCTCTATCCGAAGCGTGTTATGTTAGGTCTAAACCTATCTCTGGTATGCACGGTGATTTGCACTTCGGTAACATCATGTACGATCAGCAAACTGATCAGATCAGACTACTAGACCCACGTGGTTCTTATTCTGAGCATTCTGGAGTACTTGGTGATGACCTGTACGATTGGGCTAAACTGGCGCACGACTTGTACCATGGTTACAACGGTATGGTTTCTAACGTTACTCATAACGAGGATGTTAAAGAAATCTTCGTTCGTAAACTCCGAGAGTACAACCTGCCAGTTGACCTAATCCTCGGCGGTGGGCTGCTTCTTATTGCTAGTTGCGTTCCGCTACATTATGATGATGAGAAGCGCCAACAACGCTTCATTGACTACGTGGAGAATAACATTGAAAAGTATAGTCTTTGATCTGGATGACACTATCTGTTACCCTAACCATGATGTTAAGGAAACACACGGTAAGTATAGGCTCGCAAAACCAAACGTTTCTCTTATTGAGAAGATGCAAACCCTGAAGGATCAGGGATACTATATAATTATCAGCTCAGCGAGAAGAATGTTAACTCACAACGGTGATGTTGGCAAGATTGTTGCTGATGTTGGCGTGGTAACCCAGGACTGGTTAGCAGAATACGAGGTTCCATATGACGAACTCGTATTCGGTAAGCCATATGCCTCAAGTTACTACGTTGATGACAAAGCGATGAACATCAATGAGTTTATGAAAAAGGACTTTACTTCTTAGATGAAGTATAGTATAATAACCTCGTGATGTATTCATTGACTTTGTTTAAAAGCGTCTTCGATAATAAGACGCATAAGCGTATGGACTTTGACAGTTGGGATAAGTTTGAAGGCTTGTTGTACAAACTGTCGGAGCTTCCGTACGCAAACAAAAAGGATGCTCAACTATTTTCGCCAGCCACATACCAACCCGATACGACTCGTGCTAACAAGAACGTGGTTAATTGGGCTGGTTGGGCTGCTGTTGATGTTGACGACCATGAGTTCGGAGGCGATCTTCGCTCGGAACTGTGTGAGAAATACGGTGAGGACTACTTTATTTGCTACTCCACTGCTAGTTCTACCGTAGGGAAACCAAAGTTTAGACTGGTGTTTCCGCTCGCAGAACCTGTTCCGCAAGATAGAATACGCCATTTTTGGTTCGCCCTTAATACGTATCTTGGTTCCATCGGCGATAAACAGACTAAGGATCTGAGCCGTATGTATTATGTTCCAGGGAACTATGAAGGTGCGGATAACTTTATCTTTACGAACAAGGGCAAGTTTATAGAACCAACCGAACTCATGGGTCGTCACCCCTATACCGAGCCAAGCGGTAGTAAATCTTTCTTGGACAAACTGCCACCTGAACTTCAGGAACAGGTTTTGGCTCATCGTAAGTCTATGTTACCTAACAAAGACAAGTATTCGTGGAACGGCATCGGAGATTGCCCCTTTGTAAATCGACGAATGATAGATGAGTACAAATCTATTACTGAAACTGGGTGGTATCTTAAAATGTACCAGTTTATGGTTTCCGTTTCCTTTAATGCTATTCGATGTGGGTATCCTATTACGGATATTGAGGTTGAACAGCTGGCGAGGGAACTAGACCTACAGACTGGCAATTGGTACGAGAAGCGACCCCTTCGTGGGGAAGCTAACTCGGCTCTTAACTATGCTTATAAGAATAGCGAGGTATAAATAAATGTGGATCATTAATATTATTAATCGATTGTTAGGTGATAAGACGCCTGATGTAGATCTAAATTCAATGACTAAGGCACAACTCCGAGAGTATGCTGAAAACAATGGAGTAAAACTCCCCCAACGTATCAATAAGGATCGTATGATCTTTATCATCCAAAATGAGGTTTAATAACAATGGCTAAGAGAAAGACTACTAAAGCTAAAGCTGAAGCTCCTGTGGCAGAAGAAACCAAAGTAGAGGTTGGCATTGCTGCCGAAACTACCGAGTATGTTGAAGTCGCCGTTGCTAAGGTAGAAGCAGAAGCAGTACCCGACATTGACACAATGGGCGTTGCTGAACTGTACAACTATGCAAAAGAGAATGGTATCAAGCTAGACCGTGGACTAGCTCGCCATGAAGCTCGTAAGGTTATTCAAAAGCAGCAAAGCAAGTAAAAAAAACCTTTACTTTCCCTTTGTAATGTAGTATAATAGTTGTTTCTCATCATTGGAGATTTGATATGAGTTTGATGGAAAAGTTAAAGAAAAACTCGAAGGTTAAGGAGTCGGACACTCTCGCCGACTCCGCCTTCTTTAATCAGAAGGACGTTATCCCTACGGACGTCCCTATGATGAACGTTGCCCTTTCGGGTGATATAGATGGTGGTATTACTTCCGGACTCACCGTCCTGGCTGGTCCAAGTAAACACTTTAAAACTTCGTTTGCCCTCAAGATGGCTGCTGCCTATCTTAAGAAGTATCCTGAAGCAATCATGCTGTTTTACGATTCAGAGTTTGGTTCTCCGCAATCATACTTTAGTACATTCGGCATTGATCTTAACCGAGTCTTACATACCCCCATTAAGGATGTTGAAGAACTCAAGTTTGATCTAATCAATCAGCTTGACGGTATCGACCGAGACGAAAAAGTCATCGTTGTAATTGACTCTATTGGTAACTTGGCTTCTAAGAAAGAGCTAGACGATGCTCTTAACGAGAAGTCCGTTGCGGATATGACAAGAGCGAAAGCATTGAAAGGTCTCTTCCGCATGACAACTCCTTATCTGACTATGAAAGATATTCCGTTGTTGGCTGTCAACCATACCTACCAAGAGATGGGTCTATTCCCTAAAGCGGTTGTATCGGGTGGCACAGGTATTTACTACTCTGCTGACAATATCTGGATTATCGGTCGTCGTCAGAACAAAGCGAGTTCTGGTCAAATCGAAGGTTACGACTTCGTAATCAACGTGGAGAAATCTAGATATGTTCGAGAAAAGTCTTGTATCCCTATTAAAGTATCTTTCGATGGTGGTATTGCCAATTACTCTGGTTTGCTTGATGTTGCTATCGCTGGTGGGTTTGTTGTTAAGCCTTCCAATGGTTGGTATTCTGTGGTTGATAAAACGACTGGAGAAATCGGAGCAAAGGTAAGGATTAAAGATACTCTTGAGAAAGAGTTCTGGGATCCTATCTTCGACGGTACTGACTTCAAAGAGTTTATCCGTAAGCAGTACCAGTTTGGTTTGGCAACTGATGCCGAAGAGATGATTAATATGGAGGAGATTGCTGATGGAGTTGCCTGATACGGGTTATGATTTGGTTGAGCGTGACGATCTTAAAGATCATTGGGCGATTCGAATCACCAAAGGTAAGTATGCTGGCGTGGAGTTTTCTTATGGACAAGTCTCTGTTAAAGAGATTGAAGAAGGAGAAGGCGGTAACGCAACTCTAACGTTCGACTATCATGTACACGACTTCACCGAAGCGTTTACCCAAGAAATGTTAGACGAGTCTACTGAGTTCCAGAAGAACCTTGGCGACATTCTTACTAATATTATTATTGATTCTATTTTGGAGAACAAAAAGAGTGGAAGCGAATTTGGAAACAACGATACTTCGGAATCTACTGACCAACGAGCAGTTCGTTCGACAGGTTATACCATTTCTGAAGGCTGAGTATTTCTCCGAATCGCATGCCTTTCTCTTTAAGCAGGTTGGTGCGTTTGTAGCCAAATACAACGCACTACCTACTAAAGAAGCGTTCCTAATTGAGTTGGATCAATCCGACCCTCGTGGAGTAGATGCCTCAGAAGTATCTACTTTACTTGAGTCGGTCTTTACTCCTCAAGAAGTGAACGAAGATTGGTTGATGGAGAATACTGAAAAGTGGTGCCAGGATCGAGCCATTCACTTGGCGATCATGGAGTCTATCAACATTATCGACGGAAAGCATAAGGAGCTGACCAAGAACGCATTACCCGATATCTTATCGTCTGCGCTTGGCGTTTCCTTTGACCGAAACGTTGGTCACGACTACATCGATGGATTCCAGAGTCGTTACGACTTCTACCATCGTGAAGAAGATCGCATACCGTTCGATCTCGAATACTTCAACAAGATTACTAAAGGTGGTCTCCCACGTAAGACTTTGAATATTGCTCTTGCTGGTACTGGCGTTGGTAAGTCTTTGTTTATGTGTCACTGTGCTGCGAACTCGCTAATGGAAGGTCGTAACGTCCTTTACATTACTATGGAGATGGCAGAAGAACGCATCGCAGAACGTATCGACGCTAACCTTATGAACCTACCTATCGACCAGTTAGAGGATCTTCCCCTACAAACATTCGAAAGCAAGGTTCGTAAGATTGCTCAAAAGACTCAAGGTAAGTTGATCGTGAAGGAATATCCTACTGCGTCTGCGCACGTTGGCCACTTCCGAGCGTTGGTTAATGAACTGAAACTGAAGAAGAACTTCAAGCCAGACATGATCTTTATCGACTACCTGAACATCTGCGCATCATCACGTGTGAAGATGGGCGGTACTGTGAATACATATTCACTGGTTAAGTCGATTGCGGAAGAGATCCGTGGCTTGGCTGTTGAACTAGACGTTCCGATTATGTCGGCTACTCAGACCACTCGTTCTGGTTATGGTAACACCGACGTTGGTCTAGAAGATACATCTGAGTCGTTCGGTCTACCAGCGACGGCTGACTTTATGTTCGCTCTTATATCTACTGAGGAGTTAGAGAACCTTGGTCAGATTATGGTTAAGCAGTTAAAGAACCGCTACAACGATCCAGGAATGCATAAACGATTCGTGATTGGAGTAGATCGTTCTAGGATGAAGTTGTATGATGTTGAGGAATCTGCTCAAACCCTAATCCAGAGTACACCCACTACTGGAGGATCGGTTCCAGATAAACCGTTAAACACATTTGGCAATAACGAGAAGCGTGACTTCTCAGGGTTTAAGGTATAGTAATGAAAGTAAATCTAATTGGCTACACACAACCAGTCGCAGGCGAAGAATCTGTTGGTCTACAAGATGTTCAGGATTTGATTGCGTTTTGCGCTCGAGTCTCGAACCCTTCTAATCAGATTAACTCGGAAACAGCACCGAAGCTGCTAAACTACCTAGCAAAGCATAAGCATTGGTCTCCGTTCGAAATGGCTTCGGCTACTATGGAAATCGAAACGACTCGAGACATTGCTCGTCAAATGCTACGCCACCGTTCGTTTGCTTTCCAGGAGTTCTCGCAACGGTACGCTAACCCAGCAGACTTTGGAGAACAGTTCGTTATCCGTGAAGCTCGACTTCAAGATACGAAGAACCGCCAGAACTCGATTGAGATCGACCTAACGGATCCCGATGCTAGGGAAACGAATAAGATGTGGGTCGAGAAACAGCAAGACGTAATCCGAGCAGCCAAAGGTGCTTACAACTGGGCTATCTCAAATGGTATTGCCAAAGAACAGGCTCGTGCGGTACTGCCTGAAGGTAACACCAAGTCACGGTTGTACATGCAAGGTAGCATCCGCTCTTGGATTCACTTTATTGAGCTTCGATCTGGCAACGGTACTCAGAAGGAGCACATTGAGGTGGCACGAGCATGTGCCGAAGCAATCGCCAAAATCTTTCCTCTGGTTGACGAATTTATTTCGGACTAGGGGTTTACTTCTGGCGGTAAGTATAGTATAATACGCTGTAACTTAATCTGGAGAATGATGATATGGCTAACCATGTTTGGACTAACACTCAATTTCACAACCCCAACGTTGAGGACTTCAACCCCTTTGACGGCATCGAAGGTATTAACGGCGAAACTGCCCACGTCCTTCTAGAGGCTCTTGGTATCGAGCTACCTGATGAGGAAGAAGTTGAGACTCGTTCTTGGTACGTTGATAACATTGGCGCTAAATGGTGTTCGATTGAAGACCTTGAAGGCGATTATCTAACCACAGAGTCAGCTTGGTCAGCACCGATCACGTTCGTAGAAACCCTTGTTAAGAAGCTCTGCGAAAAGTATCCAGGAACATACGCAACGATGATGTATGAAGACGAGGCGTATAACTTCGTCGGAGTGAACATCATTGACGATGGTGGCATTGACGACTATATTGAGTACGATCCAGAAGAGTTGTTCGAAAAGTTCCTAGAAGATAACGCTGCCGAACTAGCTGAAGCTAATGTCAACTTGGAAGAAGTTGAAGATATTGGGCAAGTCCTATTTGACGATAATTGTTCGGATATCTTCTACGAATGGCTCAGCGACTTACAGCAGAAAAACCAGCAGGAGCTGGTTGAGTGCTTCGAAGAGAGCTTCGAGGACGAGGAATAAACTTAGAAAATAGGGGTTTACTTTTGATTGGGGGTATAGTATAATACCCTCTGAAATTGACTTGGGAGAATATTATGGATCGTCGTAACGAAGTTTTGACTACTGGCAAGTTGTACTGGGTTAAAGACCTTGTGACTGGTAGGGGTTTTACTGTTTACTCTAAAGCTGTCCTTGACGCCTTTATTGAACGTACCGAAGATTTTGACTCTAAATACTGCGTACAACTCCGTCGCTCGGCTGAGTTCTAATATAGCAAAAAGCTATTAAACTTACCTTTATTATTTGAAAATATTATAGTTACTTTTCCTCAATTGAATCAACCACTTAGCGTTCCCCTTTCCTAAGTCGTTGATTTGATTGAGGATTTTTTTTGTCTTTTGGGGTTTACTTTTCTATCGGTATCCAGTATAATATCTGTATGAATTGCGAAACCCTTGGGAGTCTAAATAGTGTATATTGACGTTAAAGATTGTGGTAAAGCCAAAGCCGATTACAGCGTTTCTATGATAAACTTTGTCATAGAAAAGCTAATGCCAAGAATGGCAGGTAGGCTGGGTATCACCGTACAGTACGTCTCTAATCTCCGTAAGAACGAGGGTATCTACGGCGATTGTATCTGGGAAGATGACGATTACCGTCCTCGCGAGTTTATGATACGGTTAGATCGTGGCTTAAACCTTAAAACAGCAATGACAACTTTGGCTCACGAGATGGTTCACGTTAAGCAGTACGCACGTGACGAAATGCGCCAACTAACCACTAAACGTGCTTGTCGTTACAACGGCGAACTTTACAAAGACGGTTTGGACTACTGGGATCAACCTTGGGAAATCGAAGCCCATGGTCGCGAGGTTGGCTTGTTCATACGCTGGGTAGAAAAAGAAGGTTTGGCTCACAAGCCTTGGGCACAGGAGAAATGTTAATGACAGAATTTGAAGTTCTAGTGGTTGCACTTGTTGGAGCAGCAGCTTGGTTTTCGTATCGGAGGGGGTTTACGGACGGGGAAGATTTTTCTCGTAGGGAACACGTTTCCGACGTCTTGAACATATGTCTTTCGAGCCTAGAACAAGCTGGGGTTATCGAGCGGTATTACGACGAAAACGGTAAAGAAGTTATCAAGCCAGGAACAAAGGAGATCCGAGAAGATGGGTAATGTCAAAAATATCGTTATGGAAATACAAGAATTATACGAATCTGATTATTCTCTACAGCAAATAGCAACTTTGACCAACACTACATTGGAATTTGTTATTCAATGTATTGCGGAGCACGAAAGAAACCGTTACTAAATAACCCCATAAAGCCCTATCTTGGGCTTTACTTTTATATAAATATAGTTAACAATAAAGTTTTATTAAATGGGATTCTGACGCATGCACTCATTCAAGGAGTTTCTCTCTGAGGCAACGAAGCTATGGTTCGGCTTCGAACATCTACCTTCTAAGACAGGTATGAACAAAGAGATTTACACGTTCTTTCAGTTGCTACAGAAACACTACAAGAACGATTCCGAGTTCTTTTACATCGAACCAAAGTACGACTTCAAGAAAGCAGACAAACAACTAACAATTAAGGTTACTGATAGCCAACTGATCAAGAAGGTTGCTTCATCTCCGTATTTGACAGCGTATGGCTTCACGCCTTCAGGTCAGAATTTCAAATCTACTGAGAAAGTGAAGGTTATTCTTTACCCTTCTGGTGGTATGCGTGGCTCAGGTCGACTACCTAAAGTTGGCGAAGAGGTTACTATCCCGTCAACCGATCAGCAAGAGATGGGAACTATCCTATACTTTGAATCGGCTATGAAGGGTAAGCCGATGTCGGTAGAAGATATTTCTAAGAAGGTTGGTTACAAGTTTGACGAGAACTGGTACTACTCGTTCCAAGAGCAATACAAAGCATTCCATTCTAATATGGGTTCTATGAAAGGAGCTAAGATTTACCTTGACTCCGGATCTAACGACTCTAATATCCTAATTAACATCGCACGTAAGCTCGGTCTCAAAGACCTTAAAGATAACTGGAACCCTGCCGATATCTGGATTATGAATATCAGCAAGACTAAGATTATCTCTGACTGTAAAGGTATGAAGACTCTGGCTGAGTTTAATGCATACCTCGAAGCTAAGTTTGACTCGAAGGAAATTGTTGGCGTATCCCTTAAGAAAGTATCTAAAGGAAAAAGTGGTAAGTTTGAAGTTGTGAAGGCAACCGAGTTGCCAGAAGTCGATCTGGCTCCAGCTCCTACTATATTCAACCCATTTGCTAAGAACTTCATCTTCATGACGCAGGGAACTCCTTCCGGATTCCAGATTCGTACAGGTTATAAGGCTGCTTCTGTGACAGACGAAGGTAAGATTCGTATCTACCTAGAAGGTCGCGAGAAGGGTTCGAACGTACAGCTTGGTGCGGTATCTGCTAAAGCATTTGCGGAACTAGCAAAAGGAAATGGCTTTGATATTGAAGCTGATAAGCGTAAGATCTTTACCGACCCAATGGCGTATCTAAACAAAACTCTACCACGCCTACTCAAGAACTCCAACGTTCAAGACAACGTCGGCGAGTTCCCCATAGACGACCAAATTGCTCTTAAGAGTGGTGCATTCCTAACATACTATCTGGACATTTTATTGTCATCGGACGTTTCCATACTCAAGGACTGCTACTTCTCCTCTCTTAAGAAAAATGAATTCTCGTCTGTTCATTGTAAGGTATCATAATGCTAAGTTTTAAACAATACCTATCGGAACAGAAAAACACCCACATGACTCACATCGAAGATCAAGTGATCTACGGTGGGGTTAAAGGTTGTCGCGACGCCATTATGGCTCTCCGTTCTATTCGCGACATGTTATCGGGTAACGCAAAATCTTCAACGGACATTACAGTTAAGTGGGACGGTGCGCCAGCAGTATTCGGCGGAATCGACCCTACAGACGGAAAGTTCTTCGTAGCCAAGAAAGGTATCTTTGCTAAGAATCCAAAGGTGTATAAATCTCATGCCGAGATCGATGCCGAAATGGAAAACGATCTAGCTCGTAAGATGAAGGCTTCGTTTGATGCTATGTCTCAAATGGGTATCACTAATGGTGTTATCCAAGGCGACATTATGTTCACCAAAGAAGATCTTAAGAAAGAAACAATTAACGGTGAAGAGTTTGTAACTTTCCACCCGAACACCATTGTATACGCTTTACCTAAGAACTCCGAATCTGGTAAGCACGTTGCTAAATGTAAAGTTGGTATTGTATTCCATACATCATATTCTGGCGCTTCGTTTGAAGATATGAAAGCCTCTTTTGGTGTTGACATTTCTAAGTACAAAATACCAGCGGACGCTTGGATTCAATCGGCGGATTACCACGACTTATCGGGTAAGGCTACGTTGACCAAGAAAGAGACCGATGCCCTTAACACAGAGCTATCTTTCGCAGGTAAGACTTTCCGTAAGATTTCTGGCGATACGTTACGACAGTTAGAAAAAGAACCCGAACTACCTAAGATGATCGAGACGTACAACAACTCGTTCGTTCGTGCTAAGACTGAGATAACTAATACCAAGAAGCACGCAGAAGGGTTGATCAAGTTTATCCAAGACAAGTTTCAAAAAGAAGCGGATAAGCGTAAGACGGATAAGGGTAAGCAAGCACAATACGAAAAGCGTGACGCTCTCCTTGCTTTCTTTTCCCCTAAGAATAAAGCTTCTCTGGTCGCTATGTTTGAACTTCAGCTGGCTATTCAGCGTGCTAAGAAAATCGTTATAAATAAGTTAAACGACCTTAGTGGTATTAACACTTTCGTTAAAACCAAGACAGGGTTTAAGGTAACAGGTGCCGAAGGGTTTGTAGCTATCGACCGCATGGAAGGCGGGGCAGTTAAATTGGTTGACCGTATGGAATTTTCTACAAACAACTTCGACCCTGAAGTAATTAAGGGTTGGGAAAGCCCCTCTCGAGGATAAGAAATGTACAGCTTTAAAGATTTTGTAGTGGCGATTGACCCACGCATGGCGGATGATGAATGGCTAGAGTACATGAGACAAAAGCGTAAGCATTCAGATATGGTCGGTATCGCTACTGAAGATTCTGCTGTTGACGAAGCTCTCGACGCTCAAGCACGTATGAAGCTAAAGCAAGCCATGAAGAAAAACAAGAACAAGATTGCCCTTGCTCGTAAGAAGTCTATGAACAAAAAGGCTTCTAAAGAGAAGCTCGAGAAACGTGCTCGTAAACAAGCAGTTAACGTTATCAAGCAAAAACTCTTGAAGGGTAAAGACGAATCTGAACTTGGCTTCTCTGCTCGTAAAGAACTCGAAAAACGAGTTGCTGCTAAGAAAGGTGCTATCGAGAAGATATCTAAGAAGCTAATAAAGAAAGTCCGTGCTGACGAAAAAGAACGAATGGCGAATAAGGAATCATGATGAAGTCGTTTAAGCAATATGTGAGCGAAGCTCCAGAAGAGGCAGTATTTACTTTCGGGCGATTCAATCCACCAACAGTTGGTCACGAGAAGCTAATCGACGCAGTCATTAAGGTTGCTGGTTCTTCTAAGTATTTTATCTATGCTTCTCAGTCTCAGGACTCTAAGAAGAACCCACTTGACTACCAAACCAAAGTCAAGTTTATGCGGAAGATGTTTCCTAAAGCTGCTCGCAACATTATTCTAGACAAGAAGCTTCGTAACGTATTCGACATTATGACCTCTTTACACGATAAAGGGTTTACTCGAGTAACGATGGTCGTTGGTTCTGATAGGGTAAAAGAATTCGAAGCTCTCGTAACCAAGTACAACGGCGTTGATGGTCGTCATGGATTCTACGATTTTGAATCGATTTCAGTTGTATCTGCTGGCGAGCGTGATCCAGATGCCGAAGGCGTAACTGGTATGTCGGCATCTAAGATGCGTGCTGCTGCTTCAGAAAACAGCTTTGATACTTTCGTTCGTGGATTGCCTTCTGGATTTAAAGAAGCAAAAGAACTGTTCAATGCGGTTCGTAAAGGTATGGGTCTTTCCGAGTCCCATGTATTTCGACAGCACGTTGAACTAGAAACCGTTTCTGAAGAACGAGAAGCATATGTTGCTGGGGATTTACTTTCGGAAGGCGACGTAGTAGAATATGATAATAAGGTTGGTCAGGTTATTATGCTTGGCGCTAACTATGTTATCGTTGAGTCTGCTGACGGTATCCGCTCTCGTAAGTGGGTTACCGACGTTCAAGTAATTGAAGAAGCCAAAGATAAAGATACAGATCAGCCTAAGAAGTATATGTCTGGCATCAAGGCGAAGTCTACTAAGAAGGCTCGCGATTCGCACTTTGAGAAAGGTGCGAAGATGGATGACGACGATCCGGATGCTTATAAACCTGCTCCTGGTGATGCAACTGCTGAGACTAAACCTTCAGAGTACACTAAGAAGTACAAGAAGATGTTTGGCGAAGAAGTATCGCAGAAGCAGATTGACGACCTAGAGAAGTTCGGCGACCGTCTCCTTCAGAAGTTCGATATCGACGTCGAGTTTACTCGTCACTTTGTTGATCGTATGAACGATAAACGTAACAGCCCTGAGATCAAGGTTGCTGAGCTACAGAAGTTGTTCAAGAAGATTGCCCAGAATAAGGGTAAGAACATCAAGCAAAACGCTGACGACGAAGCCGTTATCAAAGACTTGGCTTCTGACCTAAACTTGCCTGTTGCTATCAACTACAAAGATGGCGAGTATGAAGTGGTTAACAAAACCATCATGCGTAAGAAGAACTTCAAAACTCCGAATAAGGTTTTATCGTACGAAGAATTTGAGTCCTCTTTCGAAGGCGTGCTCAACGAAGATACTGATGAAGCGTTAAAGAATAAAGCCGAAAAGTCTGGTATCTCATACGGTATCCTCAAGAAGGTATTTGACCGTGGTGTTGCCGCATGGCGTACAGGTCATCGTCCAGGAACTACTCCTACTCAGTGGGGCTTGGCACGTGTAAATTCATTTATCGTGGGCGGTAAGACTCGCAAGACTGCGGATGCCGACCTCTGGAAACAACATAAGGGATAAGAAATGAAAGATTTTTTCGAATTGTATGAAGGTCTTCGTAAAGACATCGCCAAAAACTCGGGTAAGTTCCCTGAAGGTGGTACTGTTAAATGTAAGAAAAGCGGAAAGACTGGTAAAGTATTAACCGTTGGTAAAGACTTTGTTAAGGTTGCCGTTGGCAATAAACAAATCGATTACAAACCATCAGATCTAGAGCTTGTGAAAGAAGAAGTCGAGCAGGCTGATGAAAACTATCGTGCGGCAAGTGCTCAATCTAATGCGGCGAATAAAATGTATGGTCGCACTTCTGATTCGGCAGTTAAAAAGAAAGTAGTGTCGAAGGCAGATTTGTTCAAAGCACTTGATAAGAAGTATGGCGACCCCAAAAAGAAAACAGGGATATATGCCAAAGAAGAAGTAGAAATCGATGAAGCGATGATGGACACTTGGACAGTAGAACTTCCTGCACTTAAAAAGAAGGTTCCAGTTAGAGCTAGGAATTCTCAAGAAGCTATCAAGAAAGCTGCTAAAGTAGCTGGTGTTGATTGGAAGACTGTTAAACTTGGAAAGGTTCAGAAAGAAGAAGTGGATCTCAATGAAGGCGCAGTTGCTGTTTCTACTGTAGAAAAAGATATCAAAAAGAATGGTGGAACACAAGTTAAGAAAGACGATAGATCAATCACATTCGTGTATAAAGGTTCTAAACATAAAGTTCCAGTCGATCGTGGTTTCGTTAAATCAGATCAATACATGAAATTGCAAGATATGATGGAAGAAGCGGATCTCAATGAAGGAAAGAAATTCGTTGTTAAGTACACTGGTCCAGATAAAGGTAAGTCTGGTAAGACTACTGGTCCAATGTCAAAGGCTGCTGCCGAAAAGAAAGCTGCTATGGGCAACAAGGTTGATAAAGTTGGCGGTAAGTACGAAGTCCTACCTTTCGTAGAAGAAGTAAACTAAAATGAACGAAGATACTACTATGCAGGATATAGAGAAGCTTCTTGCTATCTCTTTCAAAAAGCGTAAGTACGACTTCGCATTAGAAATGCTAACTACGGTTCTAGACAGAAAGTTTAAAGAGAACGGCAAACTAAGACACGGTATTGAATACTATGCTGCCGTTATCTCTAATCAAATCGATGGTGTAGATGCTAGAACTTTGGCTCGTAAAGTAGACGGTAAGAAATACGGTATTAAATGATGGAAACTTTCAAAGAACGTTACTTTGGCGAACACAACGGTAAGATGGTTCCGCTAGACTCTCCTATGATAGAGTATATCAAGGAAGATGCGGAGCCAGAGTTGAACTCGCCCAAGCGTAATTCTGGTGACGGTAAGAAGTATGTTGTTTATGTAAAGGATCCGGAAACAGGTAACGTTCGGAAGATTCAATTCGGAGATAAGCAAGGCGGTCTTACATCTAAGATCAATGACAAAGAAGCTGCCAAGAACTTTGCTGCCCGACACAACTGCGACACCAAAACAGATAAGATGAGTCCAGGCTACTGGGCATGTCGATTACCGAAATATGCTAAATCGCTTGGACTAAAGGGTGGTGGCGATTATTTCTGGTAAGCCATATACTGACCAAGGATCTATTCGAACCTTCGACGTCAATAAAAGTCAAGACGAGTACGTCTGGCATAGAGACGAAGAAGATAGAGAATTGGTAATCAAAGAAGGGCAAGGCTGGCAACTTCAACTAGAAGGATGTCTACCTTTCTTGTTAGAAGAAAAGGGGGTTTACTTCATCCCAAAGATGGAGTACCATAGGTTAATCAAAGGGTTCACTCCCCTAATAGTTGAAATTATAAATACTAAGAATTGCGGGATTGGCTACTAATGAACCAGGAAGACCAAGTATCAATGAGTAAAGAACTGTTCGAGCACGTAAAAAGGGAAGAATCCCGCCTAGATCGTATTGAGGACAAGATTGATAAGCTGTCCGAGGCTATGATTAAGTTGGCTCGGGCTGAAGAACGTATGGGTTCTGTTGAACATAACATGAACCATCATTACGATCGTATGAATCGGTTTTCGCAGCGCCTAGATGAAGTTGATAACTTGGCGAGAGAGAACGCCCATACCGTAAACATTTTAAATAAGATTACATACGTAGTCGTAGTTGCCTTAATCGGCGCAATAGTCAAACTATACATAGGATAATTAACATGAAAGATGTAGACATCAATAAATCAATCGCTGCGGCATATCACTCTATGTATGCGCCAAAAGAAGAAATCGTAGCTGAAGAGGAACAAGTTGGGGTTGCCCCTGAACCTGAAGTTGAGCCTGAGCAGGTACAAGAATCCTCTGAGCTTGAAGAGAAGGTTGTAGTAAAAGGTAAGCCTGGAAAGGGTAAGTTCCTTGTACAAAAAGGCAACAAGCAGGTTTACATTTCCAAAGTAGAGTGGAACACCTACAGCCAAATGGGCTTCGAGAAAGTTGAAGAAGCTCTCGATCCAGTAGGTAAGGAAGACGGCGACATCGATAACGATGGCGATAAAGATGCTTCCGATAAGTACCTAGCCAAGCGTCGTAAGGCAATCTCTAAAGCTGTAAAGAGCGAAAAGACTGAATGCCCTAAGTGCGAAGGCGAAGGATGCGACCACTGTGACGATAAAGGCTACCACGATGATGTAAATGAAGTTGAAGAGCCACGTGCTAAAGGCGAGAAAGATTTCAAAGCCAAGCATAAGGTTAAGGTTTCTGCCGACCTAGAAGAGGGTGGGTACAAAGCCCCTACTAAAGCAGAGATTGATGCTGATAAGAAAAAAGAAAATAAAGGTAAGGCTCGCCCAAGTATGTCGGCTAAGTCTGCCAAGAAATCGGTTTATAAGAACATGATGGGCGGTCTAAAGGACTAACCTAAATACTATTAGAACTCAATTCTAATGGTAATGAAATGAAGCTAACCGAAGATAATTTTTTAATATTTGCAGCAAAGAACTATAACAACCCCCATTGCGAATCGACTGACGAATTCTACGAGGATCTCAGTCGATTCAAATATATGAAACGGTTGTTTAAAAGGTATAAGGTCAACTCTGATCTACAAGAACGGTTAATACTAAACCATATAATCGTTCTGTATAACGTGTTTGGCGTTAAAGCCTGTAACGAAATGATGTTCTTTAGAATGGAACAGGAATATTGGAGCTACCTAAAGACGTTCTTGATATTCCTAAACTTCATAACCGATACAACAAAGGTTGAAGTCCCAATTGATGAGAATATCGCCAAAGCATTGAGGAAGATATGAGCGCAACAAGTATCGCCGATAGCATTTACGCTTTCCGATTCCTTCGCCTTTTGACGAAGAAGTGGGAAGATATGCCAGCCTACGATCTAGGCATTATTGATGATGAAGGAACCCCTCTTAAGAAGGTTTCCGAACTTCGATCGAGCGAAGAAAAGGCTGCGTACACTCTGTTCCATCGACTCGTATTTAAGATTCGGCGAATCATTCAGAAGCTTCCGTTCGGTAAGAGCATCGTTGCCAGCTATGCGGCAGCTCTATACCTACTCAAAGAGAAGGCTGAATACGATAACGTCGACTTAGAAGTTATTAACGAGTGGATGACCGAAAACGGTTACGGAACTACATTGACTGAATCGAGTCAAGAACCTTTGGCTCCTGGAGTTTATAGGGTTGTAGCAGAAGAAATTATCATTCCTTCTACTTGCGAATCTATCTCGGCAAAGGGGCATGAAGTCATTCTAGACGTTGCTTCTGAGCCAGTAGACAACATCCTCGGAGAGAACATTTACCAAGTTACGCATAAGCCAACTGGTCAAAAGATTTTCGTGAGTCAAAAGGATATCGCTAAATGATCGCAAACAACGCAGGATCTGGAGCCGTTAATATGGCTCCCAGTACATACCGTCTATTCGACGTTCCCCCAGAAGTATTTCGTAAGTTCGAAACTGGTCGTAACAAGTTTGAACGTTGGTCGAAATACTTAGACACAACCCAAGAAGAACAAAGAGCTATATATGATTATGCTAAGAAGAAGCCAAAGAACACTATCGTTCTGCGAGATTCTTCTACTGGAGCAATGCGATCGATCCGACGTAAGGCTTCTAATCAACTTTAATCGTATGGGTTTACATAATGGGTATAATGTCAGCTATCAAGGCTATCGCAGCCTTGATAATCGTGCTAGTTATCGCAGGCGGTCTCTGGTACGTTTCTAACTTACAAGCTGATCTGGCTGTAGCAAAACTAAACGCTGAGAAACTAGAAAAAGGCATTCAAGACCAGCAAGTGGTTATTCAAGCCATGGAGCAAGACTCCAAGTTTCAGCAAGAGGCGTATCGTCAATTAAACGAAGAGCTTCAAGCACAACAGAAAGCTGTACAAGATCTTCAATCTAAATTTAATCAAAGCGCAAACGGTGACCCAAGAGACTTTGGGTTCATAGCATCACGCAAGCCAAAGCTGATCGAGAGATTGGTTAATAGAGGCACTAAGAATGCTATGCGTTGCTTAGAAATCCTATCTGGTTCTCCACTTACTGAAAAGGAATTAGCAGCTGACACAGCTTCTAATGCTAATTCGGAGTGCCCAGGAATCGCGAACCCTAACTATGTAGAGGTTCGCCCATGAAGAATCTTATTGTCATAACACTAGCACTTGCTGTCTCGGGTTGCTCCATCCTACCGTTCGGTCGGGATGAGGTTAAACCCATTGAGGTCGTAACAAAGGCAAAGGAACGTGCGCCCCTCGACCTACCAGACCCCCAACCGATCGAACCCTTAGAGGTTAAGTGGGTAGTTATAACCCCAGAAAATGCTGAAGAGGTGTTTGCCAAACTTCAGAAAGATGGGGTTGATTTGGTACTATTCGGTCTCACCGACGATGGGTACGAAAGGCTGTCGATCAATATGGTCAAGATAAGAAACTATATAGACAGTCAACGAACTATCATCATCAAATATAAAGATTATTACGAGAAAAAACCTGAGGAATAGGCTTTACTTTATTCCCATTTTAGGGTATAATAGACGTCTATTACGGTTGGAGTATATTAATGAATAAACTTATCACTATCACTAAGCGTGATGGATCGGTCGAGATGTTTTCACTCGACAAAATCCATCGAGTCCTAGACTGGGCAACGGACGGCATCAATGGCGTTTCCGTATCTGAAATTGAGATTAAAGCGAATATCCAACTATACGACCTGATTACCTCGTCGGATATTCACGAACTTTTGATCAAGTCGGCGTCTGAGCTGATCTCTGAGCACACTCCAAACTATCAGTTTGTTGCTGCTCGATTGGTCAACTATAAACTTCGAAAAGAGGTATATGGCACATACCAGCCTTCCCCTCTTATCGACCTGATCAAGAAAAACATTGAACACGGTGTATACGATCCGGAGATCCTAGAGCTGTACTCAGAACTAGAGATCCGTGAGATGGACGAGTACATTAAGTACGAGCGTGACGATAAGTTCGCTTTCGTTGCCATGGAACAGTTCCGTGGTAAGTACCTTGTACAAGACCGTTCTACGAAGAAGATTTACGAAACTCCGCAAGTCGCATATATGCTTATCGGAGCAACTTTGTTTAGCGACTACCCTATAGAAACACGTATGAAATACGTTAAGGAATTCTATGACGCAGTTTCTAATTTCTACATCAGCCTTCCTACTCCTATTATGGCTGGAGTACGAACACCAACTAGGCAGTTCTCATCATGCGTACTCATTGAGTCTGGTGATAGTCTCGATAGCATTAACTCTACCTCTACTTCTGTCGTCCGATATATTTCGAAAAAGGCAGGGATAGGTATTGGCGCTGGCGCTATCCGTGCGGTTGGTTCTCGTATTGGCGATGGTTCAATTGTACACACTGGTCTTATCCCTTTCCTAAAGCTATTCCAAGCTTCGGTTAAGTCTTGCTCGCAAGGTGGCGTTCGTGGCGGTGCTGCTACGGTATACCTACCAGCTTGGCACCTTGAGTTTGAAGACCTAGTTGTACTTAAGAATAACAAGGGTACAGAAGAAAACCGTGTACGTCACATGGACTACTGTTTCCAGTTTAACAAGACTATGTACGAGCGTCTACTAACTGGCGGTAACATTACGTTATTCAGCCCACACGACGTACCAGATTTGTTCGACGCTTTCTATTCAGATCAGGATAAGTTTAAAGAACTGTACGAGAAATACGAGCGTAAGGCTTCTATTCGTAAGAAGGTAGTTCCGGCGATGGAACTGTTCCAGTCTTTCTTGACTGAACGTAAGGATACGGGTCGTATCTATCTTATGAATGTCGACCACGCTAATACCCATGGAGCATTCGATGAGAAAGTCGCACCTATTCGTCAGTCCAATTTATGCTGCGAAATCGACCTACCTACGAAACCACTCAAATCAGCAAACGATGAGTCGGGGGAGATCAGCCTCTGCACCCTATCAGCAATCAACTGGGGACTCATTGACGACCCGAAAGACTTCGAGAAATACTGTGCTCTGGCTGTACGAGCACTCGATGCACTCCTCGACTATCAAGATTACCCAGTTCCCGCAGCTAGGGTATCAACCATGGCACGTCGACCACTGGGTGTAGGGATTATCAACCTAGCATACTTCCTAGCGAAGCGTGGGTTAAAGTATAATCAAGATGCGCTAGAAATAATCGACGAATACGCAGAAGCTTGGTCTTACTACCTAATCAAAGCATCTGCCGATCTTGCTCTTGAAAAGGGTGCTTGTCCTAAATCTGACGAGACTAAGTATGGATTAGGCGTGACTCCTAATATGACGTACAAATCTGACGTTGACGAATTGGTCAAACCGCAGGTTCGTATGGACTGGAGATCGCTTCGTAACCAACTTGCTATGACTGGTATTCGCAACTCTACGTTGATGGCTCTAATGCCAGCGGAAACTTCTGCTCAGATTTCTAACTCAACTAACGGTATCGAACCACCTCGTTCGTTGGTAAGTTATAAGCAATCTAAAGATGGCGTCATGGCTCAGGTAGTTCCTGGCATACATCATCTAAAGAATAAATACGACCTACTATGGGATCATCCTTCTCCCGAAGGTTACCTAATGGTGTGTTCTGTATTACAAAAATATATTGACCAAGGCATTTCAGTCAACACTAGCTACAACCCAGAAAACTGGAATGGTAAGGTGCCGATGTCTCAGCTTATTAAGGATATTGTTACATTCTATAAGTATGGTGGCAAACAACTTTATTACAATAACACGTTTGATGGTGCTGGCGAGATTTATGACAGGCAACCTGTGGAATTAGAAGCCGTCGATTACGACGATGAAGAATGCGAAAGCTGTAAGATTTAAGGGGAATTATATTGAGCGTATTTAAGAAAAGGGAAACCTCTCATCTAGAATCTAATATGTTCTTTGATGAGGCAGTCGATATCGCAAGATACGATTCGGTCAAGTATAATCAGTATGATAAGTTGACTGACAAAATGCTCGGCTTCTTTTGGCGACCAGAAGAAGTTGACGTAAGTAAAGATCGCAAGGACTTCGGAGACCTAACTGACAACGAGAAGCATATCTTTACTTCAAACCTAAAGCGCCAAATCCTACTAGACTCGGTACAAGGGAGATCGCCTAACTTGGCATTTCTCCCCCACGTATCTCTACCTGAGTTAGAGGTTCTAGTTGAGACTTGGTCTTTCTTCGAGACTATTCACTCGCGAAGTTATACTCACATTATTCGCAACGTATATTCTAACCCAACTCTGGTGTTTGATACGTTGACGGATTCTAAAGAGATTACTGACTGCGCATCGGATATCTCGAAGTATTACGATGACTTTATTCATTATGCTAAATGGTACGACCTAGTTGGCGAAGGTCGGTATGCCATCGAGAATAAGGTTAGTCAAAAGAGGGATTTCGTTAACATAGACCGTTATGAGTTAAAGAAGAAGCTCTGGCTCTGCTTGAATTCAGTAAACATCCTTGAAGGCATTCGTTTCTACGTTTCGTTTGCTTGTTCGTGGGCATTTGCTGAACTCAAGAAGATGGAAGGTAACGCCAAGATTATTAAATTTATTGCTCGGGATGAGAACACACACTTGGCTGCTTCTCAACAGATCATTAAGAACCTAGTAAAAGAAGATCCGGACTTTGAGAAGATTTCTAAAGAGTGCGAAGAAATGGTTACTAAGATGTTCGTTGATGCGGTAGAACAAGAAAAGGGCTGGGCTAAGTACCTGTTTAAAGACGGGTCTATGATCGGTCTTAACGAAAAGCTCCTAGCAGACTATGTAGAATGGATTGCTTGTAAACGCATGAAGTCTATTGGTCTACCATGCCCGTACACAGTGCCCAAGGCTAATCCTCTACCCTGGACCGAAAAATGGATTGGTGGCGGTAACGTACAAGTAGCACCACAAGAAACTGAAATCTCATCATATGTCATCGGTGGGGTTAATCAAGACGTAACAGAAGACACCTTAAAAGGATTATCTCTATGATAAAAATCTACACCAAGGATAATTGCCCTTATTGCGATATGGCTAAAACTCTCTTGACCAATAAGGGTATTGAGTTTGAAGCGGTTAAAATTGGCGCTGACATTACTCGCGAAGCCTTTATGAAAACCTTCCCCGAAGTTCGTTCCGTCCCTCTTGCTGTAGTTGAAGAAGCGGAAACGGTTGTAGAGCATATCGGTGGATTTAAAGAGCTAAAGATTCGTTATGACGGAGGTGAATAATGGATTGCTTCAACTGCGGATTAGAGTTCGAAGTTGAACACGAATACTCATACGAGAAAGATGGAGTAGAAGTGTTATACTGCCCCTTTTGTGGAACAGAAATGGAAGGCGAAGAACCTATTAACATGTTCGGAGATGACGAATAAATAACCTATATCGAATATTCTGTATAGGTGGTTATAGTGTGGTATTATGAAGGCGAGCCATACAACCCTGAGGAGCTAGATCCAAAAGAGTTGTATGGCTTTGTTTATGAGATTGAAGATCTCGACAACGGGATGAAGTATATCGGCAAGAAGTTGTTCTGGCGAGCAAAGGTTCTACCGATAACCAAAACTCGTAAGCGTCGAAAGCGACTTAAAGTTGAGTCCGACTGGCGAGACTACTACGGTTCTTCTGAGATATTGACCGAAGAAGTTGTCAGCAGGGGTAAGGAAAGGTTCAAAAGGACTATCCTGAGGTTATGTAAAACCAAGGCTGAATGTACCTATTTTGAAGCCAAGTACCAATTTGAGCGTGACGTCCTACTTCGAGAGGACTATTATAACGGCTGGATCTCAGCCAGAGTGAGAAAAAGTCATTTAAAGGGTTTACTTCTTGACAAAAAAGAGGTATAATACCCCTTCAACTAATGACACTTGGAGTGTATTGTAATGATAATCATAGATTATAATGGTATTGCCCTTGGCGCAGTTCTAGCGCAAAGGTTGGATACTGACGAAGACCTAATTCGTCACCTTATCCTAAACAACATCCGTATGTACAACAAGATGTTCCGTAATCAATACGGACAGGTTGTTATTGCCTGTGAAGGCGGTTCTTGGCGTAGGGATTCTTTCCCGCAGTATAAAGCCAATCGCAAGAAGTCCCGTCAAGACGACGACCGTGATTGGGATAAGCTGTTCAAACTTATCAATCAGGTAACCAAAGACCTCGAGGAGAATTTCCCATATAAGGTTGTCCGTGTTCAGGGTGCTGAAGCTGATGATATTATTGGCGCCCTCGTTGAAGAGACTCAAGAGTTCGGTAAACACGAAGACGTTATGATTGTTTCAGCCGATAAAGACTTCATTCAGCTTCAGAAGTACCCTAATGTTAAACAGTACTCTCCGATGATGAAGAAGTATCTTAATGATCCGAATCCTCGTAAGTACCTTTTCGAGCATATTCTTAAAGGTGACGCTGGTGACGGTATCCCGAATGTACTATCGGGTGATAACGTATTAGTTGACGGCATTCGTCAAAGTCCTATGTCTAAGAAGAAACTTGAGACGTACACGGAAAACGCTGAGTCGCTAGATACATTCATGGACTCGGAGGTTTACCGCAACTATTGTCGTAACAAAAAGCTGATCGACCTGTCCGAAATGCCACCCTCTCTAAAGGAAAAAATTATAAATACCTCTGAGAATAAGAAACCTGCATCGAAGATGAAGATCTTAAATTACCTAATAAAGAACCGTTGTAAAATGTTAATTGAATGTATTGAGGAGTTCTACTAATAATGGCTGATCATGTTTTTGAAATCCTAGAAAAGGCAGCTGAAGCACCAACACGTGTAGACAAACAGCAAGTCATGTCAGATAACAGTTGCTTAGCACTCCGTGATGTAATCAAGGGTGCTTACGACGATTCTATCGATTTTTCCCTTCTGCCGAAAGGCACACCCCCATATACCCCAGCGGAGAATCCGAGCGCATCGCTCATGGATAAATCCACAACGTTACGTTATTTTGTTAAGGGTGGTCCAGGCGAGAAATTGCCTGCGGCACGAAGGGAAGCTATGTTCATAGAGCTACTGGAATCTATCCACCCAAAAGATGCGCAACTTGTATTGTGGGTTAAAGACAAGCAACTAGCGCAAAAATATAAAGGGATCACCAAAAAGCTCTGCCAAGGGGTATGGGATACGCTTATAAGGAAGTAACCCATTTCATCAACCTCGTCGGGCAAACCTTGTTGAAGCCCGACATAACCGTAAGGAGCTAAAGTCTACTTCGTTATGTGTTTTCAATTTTAACCAAGAGGAAACCATGTATGACGCCTAGTCAGTTAGAACGCCTAAAACGCCAAGCTAAAGAAACTAAACATTATATCTTTAAGTTGGAAAAACAAGGGAAAGAGAAAACCGCAACTAAGGTTAAGCAGAAGTACGAATTCTTAACCTCGTGTATCTCGGAGCTGGAGGCAGCGTAAAAAAAGACTTTACTTTCACTCGAGGATAGGGTATAATAGCCCTATCCTCTTTTTTATGGGAGTCTATATTATGAACATATTTGTGATTGATGAAAACCCTACGTTCGCAGCCCAACAGCAGTGCGACAAACACGTGGTCAAGATGGTTCTTGAGTCGGGACAGATGTTATCAACGGCTCATCGTTTACTAGACGGCGACCTACACATTGACGAATCTGGTAAACGTAAGAAAAAGGTTTGGGTTCACCCAGACCAGACTTTAGAGAATGCCTTATACAAGGTTGCCCACCCTTCTCACCCCTGTACTATATGGACTATAGAGTCTAAAGGCAACTACAATTGGCATTACAATCATTTTGTAGCCCTCTGTAACGAATATAGATACAGATACGGTAAGATTCATCTTACTGACATCAAGTTAAGATACCTCTTGATGGATGCCCCGAAGAATATACCTGACACCGGAAGAACCCCCTTTAAGTTAGCTATGGGTTCTAATCCTGAGTGTATAGATAATAATAACCCTGTAGAGTCTTATCGTAGGTTCTACAAAACTAAGCAACAACGGTTCAGTATGATTTGGAGTAAGCGTAATGTTCCCGAGTGGTTTCAAAGAAGTGGAGTATGAAGATATGCCAACGTATTCGTATAGATGCGAAAAGTGTGAAGTAGAGTTTGACAAGTTTTGTAAAATGGATGATCGGAAGATCGCCGAGAAAGAACCTTGCCCCAGCTGTAAAGCCGAAGGTGTTGTTCACCAATTTCTACGTGCTGCACCTGGACTGGCAGCCGAGACTGGCGGTTCGTTAAAAAGAGCGGGATCTGGTTGGGGCGAAGTCCTATCAAAGATCAAAGAAAAACACGTTATTAACAACATTAGAGATTAATGAATGCAAAATAAGCCACAGAAGTTACGCCTAGATAACTTACGAGTAATCGAGCCAGCCACCGCTAATCAAGGATTGGCGTTTTCCGAATGGAAAAAAGGTCAGCACCTTGTACTATCTGGATCGGCTGGTACTGGTAAAACCTTTATGGGGATGTATCTCGCTTTACAACAAGTGTTAGATAAAGACACCCCATACGATAAGGTTGTAGTAATCCGATCTATCGTACCTACTCGCGATATTGGCTTTCTCCCTGGAGACGAGGAAGAAAAGAAAGAAGCCTATACTGGACCGTACAAAAGCATTTGTACTGAGCTGTTCGATGAGGCAGAAGCTTGGATGAAACTAAGTAACTTCAATACGGTACAGTTTATCTCTACTTCTTTTATCCGTGGTATTACCCTCTCTAATGCGATTATCGTAGTAGATGAGATGCAGAACCTAAATGGTCACGAACTAGATTCTGTTATCACTCGACTCGGAAATAACTGCCGACTCATTATGTGCGGCGACTATTACCAGTCGGACTTTCACCGTCAGGGTGATAAAGAAGGTATTATGAAGTTCCTTTCTATTGTAGACCGGATGAACCTATTTACTGTCGTGGAGTTTGACTGGAAAGATATCGTTCGTTCAGATATCGTTCGTGATTACATCATGACCAAAGAAATGATGAAGATAGACCTATAATGTTTGAACATGTTGATATAAACCTCGGATACGAGGATCTAGGTTATGCTACTGAATTCAAGAAGCGCCATTACCTTACACCAGAAGGTACGGCGTATCCTTCAATAACTACGGTTCTTTCGATCCTGTCGGAAGAATCAATTAGGAAGTGGCGTGAGCGTGTAGGCGAGGAAGAAGCCAATAAGATTTCTTACCGAGCAGCAACTCGTGGCACTAAAGTGCATGAAATAATTGAAAGGTATATAAACAACGATGGCAATTTTAATGATGGATATACGCCTGATGTTTACGCTTCTTTTCTTGATATTAAGCGTATTCTCGACGATCGCATTGGGCGAGTATATGTCCAAGAAGCAAGTCTATACTCCGATTACCTTGGTGTTGCTGGGCGTGTGGACTGTATTGCTGAGTTTGATGGGAAGTTATCTGTTATAGATTTCAAAACGTCAAGGAAGCCAAAGAAGGCTGAATGGATCGAAAGCTATTTCATTCAGGAAACATTTTACGCTATTGCTTGGGAGGAACGTACTACTATACCAATCAAGCAGCTGGTTACTATAATCGCTGTTGACGGTTCAGAGCCACAGGTCTTTATAGAAGACCGTGATAATTGGGATAAAAAACTTATAGAGACCATACATGAATTCAAGTACCGACAAAGAACTATCTGACCTTTGCTACAATGAACTTGACATGTGTTGTCAAACCCTATGTAACAAGCAAGAAGTATACAACTACATAAAACACCTTGAAGAAAGGGTTAAAACCTTAGAGGAAGCACTCGATGCGAAACGAAACAATTGATCTAACAAAATTAACTGGTGGGATTGGATCTTACAGCAAGGCAATTACGCACCTTCATTCGTTTTATCTTTATGATGTAACTGACCCTTCGGACTATACCGATTGGTTCGATACGATTCGGAACGCTTCTGAAAACGATATCATCAAGATTCACATTAACTCTCCTGGAGGCAACCTACTAACTACAATTCAGTTAATGCGTGCACTCAACGAATCGGCAGCGACGATTGTCTGCTCGGTTGAAGGTGAGTGTATGTCTGCTGCTACTATGATATTCTTACAGGCTGACTTAATCGAAGTATCTGAACACTCGATGTTTATGTTCCACAACTACTCGGGCGGAACCTTCGGTAAGGGTGGTGAGATGATGGATCAGCTTAAATACGAAAGCGCATGGTCGGAGAAACTACTCCGTTCGGTTTATGAAGATTTCCTAACTGAAGACGAAATTGGTATGATGCTGAACAATAAGGATCTCTGGATGGATGGAGACGAAGTTGCCGAACGCATGAAACTCCGAGCCGATAAAGCCAAAGCAAGGTTGGAAGAAGGCGAGTCTGAAGATGAAGTGGGCGATCAAGGTTAAATTTGAGGACTCATACCTGTATGTCACTGAACTTGGCATGCAGGTAAAAACCTTCGACACAAAAGAAGAAGCCGAACTTCACGCAGAGATTTGGCGAATCGACGGTAACCCAGAAGAGTGGGTAGGAGTGGTGGAATATCATGAATAATGATGTAGTAATCTCAAAGGAAGAATACGAGCTCTTTGAAAAACTAAAGAAAATCTGGTTCCACGAAAAACCAGAATGGTCTCGTTCATTCTTCATCTGCGGTTCAGGTGGTGAGGTTGATAAACATGACCTGCCTGAGATTATTCTTGTTTGTCCTCATATGGGAATAAACACAACTGCTATATATCGTAAAGAGAAGGTAGGGCGGAGTGGACAATGAGTGATAAGATTCCAAACAGTATTAAGAACCTACAGCTTGAGCAACTTCAAGAATTAGCATGGTCGTGGTATAAGACTATGTCTCAACTCGAGCGTGATCGTAAGTTTACTGCCGTGAGTCGTGTAGAGGTAATCGGCAAAAATGGTCGTGAGTACACTCGCTACTTTGACGATGAAGAATTTATGTACATTGATCTACAAGATGATGATAGAACAGTGAAGATCTTTATTAAAGACGATAAAGTTTTTTAAATGGTGACATATAGTACCAATTACATGGGTCCAATTTCGATGGACTGGTTTCGCGAACGTGGATTAACGCACTTCATCACCGAAACGGTTGAGTCTGAAATGATTTCTAAAATTAAAGACCTACCAATTGGTGCCACTTACGCAATCGAAACAGTCCACACTCATTATGCTGCTGGTCGTATCGATATCCGAGATAGTAGTAAGCACGGTTATGACGGTTGGGGTGAATATGGAGTTGCGCCAATGCATGGCGAAGATTGGAATGCTCTTGGCGATTTCCTATGGGACTTCGAATCAGAAGAAGTCGTTCCGTACGACGAACTGATTGAAATGTTTGAAAAAGATTATGGTAAAAAGATAAGATGGTGGGTAGATGAAAGTTAAAATTGGAAAGTACAGAAACTGGTTTGGACCTTACCAACTCGCCGAGAAACTTATGTTTTGGGTGCCAAAAGAAGTGGACGAACACGGCTTTCCGCGAACTGCGGATCGTGTACATAAGTTTGGCGAGTGGCTTGCTCACGGTAGCATTGAGCCAGATCAAGAAGTTGGTGAAGTTACATCGTGGGATCGTGAGCGTCATATTACTTGGCTGTATCGTTTCCTATCTTGGATCCACAGCAAACAAGAGCGTACTATCAAAGTACACATTGATCCGTGGGATACTTGGAGCATGGATCATACCCTTGCCTACATCGTCCTGCCTATGCTCAAGCAACTGAAAGAACGCAAGCACGGTGCTCCGTATGTTGACCCCGAAGACGTGCCAGAAGAACTTCGCCCCAAGCCCGACCTAAAAGATAATAAGTACGATACAGACGAAACCCATTTTGAACGCTGGGACTGGGTAATGGACGAAATGATCTTTGCGTTCGAAAACAAAGTCAATGACGACTGGGAAGAGCAGTTTGAAACGGGCGAAACCGATCTACAATGGAAGAAACTGGAAGACGGTAACTACCAGATGTTAGAAGGTCTAAACCATACTAAAGTGTATGACACGGAAGGTAGAAAGGAGTACGAAGCCAGAATCGCTAATGGTTTTAAATTATTCGGGAAATATTATCAAGGTCTTTGGGACTAAGGAGGGTTTATGGACTTTTCGGCAGAGTATGTTGAATGTCCTATAGTTGCTTACGAAAACTGCCTCGGGATGGAAACGGTTCTTCGTTCCGGAACGACGTATATAAAACCAGGAACAGCAGACATAAGGCTTGGTCTTTATATCGACGACAGGATGAAAACAACAATTGCTTACAACGAGGTTCGTAAACTTAACCAAATCTTTAAGGAGAATGGTGTTAACATCAATATCTCCGTTGCCTTTGTTAAGAAGGTTGACATAAAATCATACTATGAGGTCGACAACGTTAAGTTGGCGTACGACCTAGAGGAATGGTATAACTTCGATCCATTCTACGAGAAGGCTTGGCTTGTCGACAAACACGAAGCCGACCTTGTTCACGTCTTACTTGATTCCAGTCAAGACTGGGATGTCTGTGGTGTAGGATGGACTTGGCGTAATACAGGTATGACAGCTGGGTTTACTGCTTGCTACGACTCCGACGATATTGCCATGCTCGATCCAGACCAAGAAACCTCTACGGAGTACATCTTCGCTCACGAAATCGGTCACCAGTTAGGTTTGGCTCACTCCAGAGTCGATGGAGGATCTCCTACCTTTGAGGTTGGCTTTGGCGAATATGCTGACGGCAATCCTAACTCTGGTCTTGGTACGATAATGACGTATGCCAAGGAAAGAAAACCGTATTTTTCATCCGAATACCTACGAATCAACTCGGCAAGGTATGGCGACGAGAACAATAACGCAGTCGCTGCCCTAAATGCGGCAGGAATGTCTATCTCCCTCAACTACGAGCTAAACGGTCCATACAACTTTCCCGTATTTGAGGAGGAGCCTCCTGAAGTCGCCCCTAAGTGGGAAGGGTTCGAGAAGTTCCTACCTTTAGTACAAACCCAGCGTGGTCGAGGGACTCAGTAGAAAAAAAGTTGAATTTATTTTCTCAATCAAATCAACGACTTATAGAAGCGACAACGTAAGTCGTTGATTTTACTGAGAAACTTTTTTTCGTTTAGGGGTTTACTTTATCGAAAATATCAGTATAATAGGTGGTATTGAATTGATAAGGAGTTTTGTTATGCAAGGTACTATTCGTTTGGTTCTCGGTTTCTTGATGGTTTTCGGTGGAGTTGGCGGTATCGAAGCCGACCAATCTGCTGTTGCCCTTCCCCTAGTTCCTACCCTTATCGCCTTTGCTGGTCTGGCTCTGGCTGGATGGGGTGCTATGGCTATGAATGCTGCGGAGGTTGAGTAATGACTACAATAATCATATCAGACAAGCGTGTCTGGAAGGTCAAGGAGTACAACATCTTTGGCTTTAAGTTCTACCGCAAAACCCAAGAGATCTTCAGCCGACCCACCCAAGGGTTATCCGAGTTCTTATAACAAAAAGTTATATCCATATAGCAAAATAGTTTAAAAAAAGGCTTTACTTTTGCTGCGGTATCACCTATAATTGGTATATTGTTGATTGATTGAGAAAGAGAGTTTATTATGATGAAATATGATGAAGCAATGACTGCCCTCCTTGAAGTAATGCGTAAAGACTACGCTGAATCTACCCTGCGCAGCCCTTACAATGACAAAACTCCAGAAGAAGCCTACGCTGAAACTGAAGAAATGTTCTTTGTTGAGAGTGGTCGCTCTTATGATAAGATCGTTAAGAAATCGGGTAATCAGCGTTGTTGCTCTGGCTTCGTTTGTCGTAAGGATAACCCTAAGAAGGGTTTCGTGACTGGCGACCTCCTCATGTCTGCTGGTTGGAACGGTCCAGCTACTAACTTCGCTCGTGGTAATATGCTAAATGGTGAGTTTGAACGTGTCCGTTGGACTGGTGTCCTGTAAGCTATTGATTTAATTCTGTAGGCAGTTGAAGGACTGCCTACTATACACTAAAAAGGTTGTTTTGGTATGATATATATGAAAGACAAGGTTATACTTGTCGACTGTGATGGTGTTCTCCTTGACTGGGAGTATGGCTTTGGTCAATGGATGGACCGCCACGGCTATAAGGTTGTGGCACAAGGCGAATATAAAATGGAGTTAAAGTACGGGTTACCTCGTGCTGAAGCAAAGAAACTAATCCGAATGTTTAACGAAAGTGCCAGCATTCGTAAGATCCCGCCTCTTCGTGATGCAATCAAATACGTTCGTAAGCTCCACGAAGAATATG